ATTGAGAGGCCTTCGACCTGAGTGAGGGTTTGCCTCATCCCATCCACACAACACACATTTTTCACCGTAACTTTCAACTAGCCATCTTTTGATGGATGCCGAAGTGCTCATTCCCGAGGAGACTATGCCATCTTCCTGGCCAGCCAACCACCTTTGAACCCAGGCCTTGTGTTGGAAGCTCTGTTGGCACCTATGACTGCAATACTTGTTTCTATTTGAAGAAGTCTTCTTCTTGCAGTTGAAGCATTGTAAATTTTTGTTGATGGCACTGGCTTTGTACCCAGCCCTTTGGACGTTGGTGTATTTAGCAGCACACGAATGATTGCAAAACTTGTTTTGTCGTTTGACATATTCAATAGGCTTTGAACACCCTTCGCAAAGCTTAGGGCTGCCCCTATAAATTTCCAATCTTTTCTGATAGTTCGCCGCTGTAATCAGTCTGGACTTAGCAGCGCCAAGTCTACCTGCTTCGCTTTTGCTTAGCTTCATATCGAAAATATGACAACTTTCAGCCAGCTTGTGTAATGAACCACTATACTAAGGAAGCATTTTTTTGAGAGACGGAGTAGAGAATCGAACTCTATAAAGCGAGGTTGCAATTCGCTGCCAGTGTTACCAACTGTCCCCGTCTAAGAGCGTTATCCGAGGGTCGAACTCGGGACCCCTGCATGGCAAGCAGGAATTTTACCACTAAACTAATAACGCATTTCAGCACTCTGTCCAGGATTCGAACCTGAAATACAACCTTCGTAGGGTAGCGTGATAATCCAATTTCACTAACAGAGCATACCTTGGTTTCATCTTTCAAGATGGGACCGAAACACCCTTAGGTGACCAAACACTGTCGGTCGCTATTCTAGCACTCACACAAGGATTTGAACCTTGATCGTTCGGTTCGAAGCCGAATATTCTTCCATTGAACTATGCGAGCATACTCTGGTTCCACTGATAGTGGGGCTGTGAAACAGCCTTAGGTGACCAGACAAGCACAGCCTATTCGAGAGCTTCATAACGGACTCGAACCGTTCTCTCTCGCTTACAAGGCGAGTGCATCGAACCAACAATGCTTATGAAGCGTGGTATTCTTATTCAGTTTTCAAGGTCTAGAGTAGCTAGGTCTTTGCGACCCGTTTCTCTATTCTCTAATAGAAACACAATCAGCTGGTAGTGTAAACCCAATAATGGGGATTTGCCATTTTAGAAAACCAGCTATTTGACCATTTAGCTCCCAAGGCTGGATTTGAACCAACATCGCATGACTTCAGAGGTCAGCATCATAAACCATTAGAACACTCGGGAATGAGTTGGCGGAAGATAGAGGTCTTGATCCCCAGTCAATTTCTTGACCACTTAGTTTAGCAAACTAGCCCCAGAACCCTCTAGGTTTATCTTCCAAAATCGGGAGGTGAGACTCGAACTCACAACCACTTGATTCAAAGTCAAGCGCTCTACCATTGAACTACTCCCGAATATTTCACTTTACTGAGCGGAAGGTAGAGGAGTCGAACCACCATGCTTTCACATGCGCCAGTTTTCAAGACTGGTTGTGCACCATGCACCGTACCTTCCAAATTACTCGGGGTGAGAGATTTGAACTCCCATTAGTGGTACCAGAAACCACGGTCCTGCCATTAGACGAACCCCGAAAATAGCATTTTGTATCTGCTAAGATATAAAACCAACCGACAAGTCCTCAAATAATAAAGTTTGAGGGTTTAGAACGGTAATCAGTTAGCTCTGGGGGTGGGGGTCGAACCCACGCTCTATCGGTTAACAGCCGATCGCCTTACCACTTGGCCACCCCAGAATATTGTTATTTCAAACCTAATTTTTTCAGCCTTTTATGCACAGCCTGGTCACTGACGCCAAGTATATCTGCTATTTGTGTAACAGGATATTTGGCGTACAACGCTGATAGATCAAATGCATCCCAGTCAATTTTTCTGTTTTTTAGTCCATAACAAACATTCGAACAGTACTTCTTTTGTTCAAAAGTCAATTCTTGACCACAGTGACAAAAAACGCCGCTAAACTTCGGTTTAGGTTTCCGATATTCAGCGAAACTCTCATCAAACCTTGTGATGTCTTTCGACACATGCGCCAGGCCTGCATGAATTTCTGAATGGCAATTATGACACACCAATATGCACTTTCTAAGTTCAACAACTATCTTCGCCCATGAACAAGCATTAGCTCTGATAGCCCCTAAGGAAAAGTCTTTTTCTTCTGGGTTGATATGGTGAAGCGCTAAAGAGTCGTTACAACGACTATATCCACATATACCACATGAACCTCCAAAAGCTTTTACTATCCGTTTTTTGGTTTGTTGACGCCAAAGTTTTACCTTTTCTGATGCGTGTGACACGATAGTATCCTATCACAAACAAACTATAAGTGAACACCTTGCCACTTGGCTAGGCTAGAAATTGAGAGACGTACAGCTAAATCGTTCCTTATCCCCTTTTAGGGAGGCGGTTGACGTAAAACGAACCATCTACTCTTAGTGCCGCCTTCAGGTTTTGTTCCTGACTCTCCGAGGCACTTAGTGGAACCTCTCGGTATCGATCCGAGTTCTCTGGTTTTTCAGACCAGCGCAATGACCTCACTTGCTCAGGCTCCGTTTGCCCTACAAAATGTAGGCTGTTGTGAATTGCAGTTCGGGCAAAGTAACCTCAAATTTGCAAGTCTATTGTCGTTTCTCACACCATTAATATGGTCCAAGGCCATAACTAATTTCTTGCCCTTCCACGTGGGTATTTGTGCACAAGCATGGCATTGATTCTCAATCACCTTAGCTTGTAATAATCTATTTTTCAAGTGCGTAGACCGTGCAGTTCCATATTGTTAGTATGGCTACAATAGTTTATGCTGCCTAATCAACTCGGCGCTTTCACCAGATTAGCTTAGGCGGCAAACGAGAAAAGACGTACGGCAAGTTCATGACCTGCGAACCATCTATTCTCGAAAATTGGCGTTCTGCGGAGGACTCAAACCTCTACCATAAATCCTGATTCGTTGTACACCGAAATCTCATTAGTTTTGGCTCAGAGGGGCTCGAACCCTCATCTCCCGTATGGGCGTTTTTCCAGTTAAACTATAAGTTACTTACTATTGATGGATTATATAGCTTACCCATTCAAGGGCCCTTATCCACTGGTAGCTAACCCAGCTTCAGCATTTACGTTGCCAGCGTCAGAACAGTTAGTAGATTCAACAGGACTCGAACCTGCATTACACGCCGGCAAGCGTGTGTCTTGCCGTTTAAACACTTCACTACAGCTTTATCCTAGGTAGGCTGAAGGAGTGGTGTCAAATCTATTAGACCATGAACCCATGAAAGAGATTTTCAAGACCATAACCATTCGGCCGTTTCACAGGCCATTGGCGGCGAACCATCTTCTCTTAGTGGAGCCTAAGGGACTTGAACCCTTCACCTTTTGTCTGACAGCGTAACACTCTCCCGCTGAGTTAAAGCCCCATTTTTCTACCGTTGCCTTTATTCAAAGCTCCGTAAGTTTCTGTTAGTGAGTGATGATTTGGACACAACACTCTCAAGTTGTCTTCACTAGTATTGTACGGATTTCCGTCAACATGGTCAACGTTTGTTGGTACCTTACCAGTGATTTTGTGACGCTCATTCCACCCACATATTGAACAGTGTTCTCCGTGTTTTTCTCGGATGAATCGACGAACATGATTGCTTAGCTTCAGATTTCTTCCGCTACTCATGTTTCCAGAGACGTTTCCAAGTTTCCATTCCAGGATGTACTTGTTGTACTGAGCTTCGTTCTGGCAACCATTCGAGCAGTATTTTGCCCTTGTGGTTGCGCAAACCTTTTCACAGACCAGGCATTGCCTTTTGGTCTTATATGGACTGGTTTTCAATCCGTATTTCTTGAGCCAGTATCTAACTGTTGATTGGCTTTTGCCAGTCGCAGCAGCTATGTCATATGTACTCAGCTTAGCCTGCACATACTGTTCAAGTAGTTTGTTGTCCATACCGATAAGTATGTCGACAGACGCTCTCCCAGGTGAGCTAAGACCCCAAAATCCTGTTAAACCGTAGCAGCGATTGGGCACTGCTTCCTCGTAGTCACTTACGAGCCCCACTTCCTACACCCCAATATTGTGACTGGAGATGTAATACGCTTCAACAGAGATAGATTATGCGAAGATGGCGGGCTACTAACATTTACAAGTACCGCTCTAGCACAGACTACTTGACTTATGTATATCTGTTCTCTTCTAAGTGGGGACAGTAGGAATCGAACCTACCCGCCCGAAGGCCACGGAGTTACAGTCCGCTGGCACGCCATTGCGCCATTGCCCCCATCGGGAAATAGAAATCTTTCCAATTTGGGAAAGTTCTATCTAAAGTTTTTGTTTTGAGTATCCCTAAGTCATATTTGCCCTCATGTGCCAAACGATGGCAATTCGGACATAATGCTATCAAGTTTTGGTGTGCATCGGTTCCACCTTTACTTCTATGCAAAATGTGATGGATGTCCAACGTCGTGCGATCCCAGCCACACATAACGCAACCAAAGTTAGCTCTTTTAAGCAACTTGGTTATTGTTCGTTTTGATAACTCCAAAATCGACCGTGCATCCTTAGTTGCTCTCTTCACCACCCTTTTGCAAGATTTGCATCTAACCGATCGACTTTTCCTCATATAAACATACGAAGTGAATGCAGCCAAACATTTGTCACACACATAATCGTACTGACTTCTTGGAAGTTCAGCATGGAAACCAAGAACGCCGACCCTGATCTTAGACTTGGTTTTAGAAGTCAGAACTCGATTCCTGTTATTGAACGTTGCCGAACAAGAACGGGAACAAAACTTCTTTGCATCCTTTGTTTCCAAAGGGTTTGAACACTCCAAACACTTCATACTTTTAGTATGAGTAACCGAACTTCAAATGTCTGTGTAACATTTTACAGTCCGCTGGCACGCCATTGCGCCATTGCCCCCATCGGGAAATAGAAATCTTTCCAATTTGGGAAAGTTCTATCTAAAGTTTTTGTTTTGAGTATCCCTAGGTTATGAGCCTAGCGAATTGCTACTTTTCCAACCCACGATATCAAAGAAAGAGATTTTCAAGATGTACGGCGTCGTTTCACCAGCGATTATTAGTCGCCGTCACCCTGCGAACCATCTTCTCTTTTAGTACTCGAAGAGAGATTCGAACTCTTACCCACTTTCGTGGTCACGCTACTCAGGCGTGTGTGTCTGCCATTCCACCATTCGAGCAAATAAGAGGCGTTCGCCGAATCTCCGCTTTAATCCCCACTGACTCGGGAGAACCTCTTGAAATTGTTGATGCCGTCATTCTCCACTCACGGATTTGGCAAGTGACATAACTGCTGCTCCCTAAACCAGGGCTTCAGTACTCGTAGGGACTTTCTTGAAGCTCGCACCAAAATAGTAGCCGAGACAGGCATCGAACCTGCACTCCTTTTTATGGGAACAGGATCCTTAATCCTGCGGGTCTGCCAATTCCCCCACTCGGCCATGTTTTAGGCATAGCTGGCGTGCTATTTTAATTTAGTCGCTGAAACTAGAACCTATTCGAATGATCCCACCGAGGTTCGAACTCGGTTCTCCAACTTGAGAGGTTGGTGTCCTAAACCATAGTAGACGACAGGACCATTGAGTGACGCAGATGGGACTCGAACCCACATTGTCTTGGATGAAAGCCAAGGTTCCTAAGCCATTAGAAGACTGCGCCATATTCTTACTCTGCTGGAGTAAGAAGAAAATTTACAAGTGTTTTCATTAAACTACCAGAGGCGTTTGGAGGCCCCCAGGCAAGCAATGAACTTGCAACCCTTGTTAGTCGTACTCATCCGAACTATGTTCATAATTTATCATCGATTGATCGAGATGGCTAAACCAGTCTACTATAGGACATTATTATCACACATCATCTAGTGGCTGTAAAACCACAGGGTCGATGTCACCATTCATTAGCCGAGGAGGATTGTACTCGCCCCAACCTTGAAACTCATGATGCTTACACATCGCTTCGTACCAGGTTTTTGCTTCATATTCACGAACGAGGACTGCGTTGATACACATGTGACCGCTCTCCCAGAGCGCATCAGCATTTGGCTTCGGCATAACACCTAGTCCATTACTATCTTTCCATACTTGAATCAACATGTGAACCTCGTTTAGTGAGACGTACAAGATTTTAGTTCAACTAAAAGCCTCCAACGATACGAATTATTTGCTTGGTGTGTTTTCTTGTTGTGGCAGTTTGCACAGCGTATTTCACATTTTTTCATTTCAGCAAAAATTCGGTGCCAGCTATACCCACCACAAAGCAACTCTGATATTCCGTGGTCCTTTTTTTGGACATGGTCAAATTCTAATACCAACGGATCTCTTTCAGCGCAATCAACACACTCACTTCTGCGTAGCACCTCGAAAAGTTTATTTTGATTTTCTCTGATGCGCCTTTTTTTAATCTGGCTACAGACTAATCGGTGATGCGACTTGTTTTTAGCATAATAATTTTTAGCAGTTTTCTTATTGCAAGCACGGCACATGCTTTGAAGGTTATCACACTTAGAAGAGTTTTTATTGAACTCATTTCTCGTTTTGGATACTTTGCAAGAAGAACACTTTTTCATAGTGGGGCGCCTGGGAATCGAACCCAGCTCAGATGGCTTAAAAGGCCAGTGCATCGCCTTGATGCTAACGTCCCAAGTTTAGTCGGTCGTAGAGGATTCGAACCTCTGCTTCGTGGGTTAAGAGCCCAGTGTGCTGCCGCTGACACCAACGACCGAGAACGGGCAGGTCTTCATTTCCTACCACTTGTCTGCCCCTTGTGGTGGAACGTACCTACTTCACTACCAGTCTGTTTTAGGTGGAGTATCTTGAAGCCTGACACCACCGAAGTTTTGCTCGACTCTCCGAGCAGTCACGTCTTGAATCTACAGTGACGTTCCTTGACTACAGTTGGTTATGCAGTTCATAATGGAGCCTAAGGGAATCGAACCCTTAATTCCTGCGTGCAAAGCAGGTGTGTTCCCGTTAGCACTAAGGCCCCATGTTGTCTACCTAAGTAGTTTAGGACAGACATAAATGATTGTGAACAGCTTTTTTTCAGGCTGCCGTAGCAGCTACCCTGAGAGCAAAGTGCTCCATGCACTCCAACTCCAGCTGGACCTTCTCAAGAACAACTTGGGTAAGTCGCTCATCATCCGTACTCGCCAATACGATATCTCGAACCTCAGTGAGGTCAATGACCTTGTCTCGGATGCCAATGGCAAATCCCTTGACAAGATCTTCAGCAGTATTGATCGAAAAGTTCTGGTATTCCATGTCGTACTCTTAGGTAAAAGGTCTGTTTGACTTCCTACCTAAGAGTATAACACTATAATCAGGTCTTTTGAACCTATTTAGAGTTTTTTTCTCTAAAAGCTGGTAATACCAGCTATTTGCTCACCAGCCAGCTGCCTTGAGCTGAGCTGTGATAGCCTTTTTGATGTGTGGTTTATCTGCCTCGGAGGCTGATTTCATCGCTGCAACCAACTCATCCAAATTCATGGAGGAATAACCTGTCATTCCACCAGTTTTGGAAAGTGCCTGACGACTACCTACTCCACCCCGTTGAGCGCCTTGCATTTTACCGCCGGCGCCCATGAAGCCTGCCTCGTTTAGGCCGTTCTTCATTTCTTCACGAACCGCTTCACGGATCATGGCTCTCAATGTTCTAAGTGTGATTCTTGTCATAACCTTTTACCCTTGACAGTAAATAGCACGGCAAAACAACTTTTTCGGTAGAAACATTTGCCGTTACTCTTCTAAGTAGGAGGATAGAAAAAACAGTTCCCTCACTTATCGAGGTTATACACATATTTCTAGAAATAGAACTTGACAGGACCGACGAGATTTGAACTCGCACACTCGCTCCGTGACAGGGAGGCGCACTACCAGTTATGCTACGATCCTATATGCCGCTGCCCTATGGGGTTCGAACTTCTAAGAGATAGCGACTCTCCTAGGCCCTCAGGCTACACGGCTCATTTATTGTTTCCTGAACGGAAACTAGCGGGGCATACGGGAATCGAACCCGTGCTTCTAAGTAGACAGCCTAGCGTCCTCAACCACTGGACCAATGCCCCTAATCGAGTGCAGGGGCTGCCATAATCGGCAGTCTTACACTCTCAGCGTCTTCGGAAGGACTCGAACCCTCAAAAACTCGCTTAGAAGGCGAGCTGCCGTTCCTGTCGGCGTCGAAGACATTTTGAAGGCTACCAACCAGCTTTCGCTGCCCAGGGCAGGAACCTTCAGTTCTAGGATTTACAGGCCACCTAAGACTTGAACTCAGACCGAACGATTTTGGAGATCGTCATGCTACATTACACCAGTGACCTAGAAATGTCGTCTCTCCGACTGTCAAGCCTTCGTGCACGGGCTTTCGCTCCAGTGGGTTCCCTGGGATTTGAACCCAGACTGTTGATTAACAAATCTGGAGTGCTAATCCAGTTACACTAAGAACCCAAATTGGGGAGAGTTGCGACTCACTGTCCTCACCCCACAGTGATGAAACTAGCAGTGAACTTCATCCACCTTCCAAGTTAGTCATTTGTAAGTGGGATGCACAGGAATTGAACCTGCCTCGATAGGGTCGAGGAACCCGTTGCATCTCCTTGATGCTAACATCCCATTTTCCCAGAAAAGACAACCAATCTCTTGTTCACGCAGGACCCGAAAGTTACCTCGGGAGGGCCTGAGAAAAAAGCAGCATACGAGGTTCGAACTCGTGACCTTTGGTTGGAAGCCAAAGATGTTTCCACTACACCAATGCTGCAAGTTTAGACGGCTACGCTTCCTCCACAGAATAAACCATGGTTACTAACGTAGCTCGTCTTTACATCATCTGCTTTCTGGTAACAGTGCAGATGAACTGTAAGACGTATTCAGTTTTCAACGAACTAATGAATCTATACTCTCGTGGAGCAGTATAGAAGAAATCCAAATCCGAAGATTTGTAGTGACTCTACGGGGATTTGAACCCACAAATTCACCTGGTTAGGGTGACCATCATACTGATTAGTAGGACAGAGTCAAGTGTTGCAGCGTGGCTGCTATGCAGCGCTCAGGAAGTTGCTTCGTTGAGCGTAAGAATCATTGTACTACTTCTAAGTAGGATTGTAAACCGATTTATCTACTTTGTGTGTGATTTTTCTCTCGGTCGTTTGTTTGACGTTTTGTCTTGCTTGTCAACCTAAGAATCATTGTACTACTTCGGTGTGTGTTTGTGAACCAGTTTTCTACTTTTTCTTTTTAGTAGGTTTAGAGGGATTTTCCGCTGCTCCACTGCCACCGAGGGATTCTGCATCAACCCATTCAATCTCGGTTTTACCGCCGTGCCCATGAATCGCCATCATTTCTACCCAGGAATGATAAATGCCAATACTGCTGGTATCTGTGGACCACTTTATGACGCACTGCCCATCTGTAAACTTGACACCTTCAGCTACGTAGCCAGTGCCAGAAACACCAGACTCATCTTCATTCCGTCTCAAGCGGAATCGTCGCAGTTCAACTTTTCTTCGTAAATCGGTCATTCTTTAGAATGTTTCGTCGTCCTCGTCATCGAAGACAACAATACTGTACTACCTTAGGTAGGAAGTGTGAACCCAAATAGAAAAATTCTATAGAAAGCCAGCATTCATAGCTGTCTGTAAAAGAAACCCGAAATGAACCATCAATCCTACATACAGAAAAAAACTAGCCCAGAGAATCCAGGTGGCAACTTTTACACCTCTAATTGGTTGTTCCCGATACTTGTAGAGAACATATGACGCAATTGTCGGGACTATTACCTTGAAGACGAGAAAGACATACGGCGAAACAGCCATAAGAGCTGCCATGATAGGGTTTGCCTCGTAAGCAATCTGAGCAACATAGATTGCCCAGAAAGAAAAGCCACCGTCAATAAAGTTCAAAATAACAAGAAGAACGGCTATGACCAACAACACTTTAGGGTTAGTCAGCCATGCCCTCAACTTATCCATTACTAGGCTACTCCGACGCCGGCGGCGCCTGCTGCTTGTTGTGCCCCAGGCATTGGTGCGTTCTGTTGCGGAGCACCTCCAGGATTTGGCGGTTGAGCACCTGCGCTCTGGTCTTGTTGCGGTGCTGGTGCATCATCAACTCCTGTGATAAGCTCAGCGATCTGCGTTAGCAAAGTATCTAAAGTGTTTTTTTGCTCTTCACCTAGGGTTTTGAAGAAGGTCACAAGTTTGCCGTAGACCTCAGGATCGGAAAAGGACCTGCCTCCTCGAATAGCATTTAACTCGTCAATCATGCCATCCACCGTGTATTGCTCTTTGACCATGTTGTCTTGAGCACCTTGAGCTTGGTTCTCAGGGGTAGCTACTGGGGGTGGGGTTTCGGCCGTCATTGCAGCTTGCTGGGCTGCTGCTGCATCCTGTTCGGCCAGAACGTTGATAATAGACTCTTCTATGAGGTTCTTTAAGTGACGTGAACGACGCTCCTTATGTAGCTCGAATTCCTTACGGAGGTTTTTATTTGGCTTGTTCTTCTTGGTCATGGCCGATTCCTTCCTCCGTAATTATGTCTCATTCATGCATTTCAAGATTTAGAGATTTCAAAGTTCACTTTCACAAATAAATCGGAGTCAGAAATATCCTCGGCATCGAACATCTGAATATCTGAAGGTGGGTCTAACTTCATGACCCTTTCACTTTCACCATAACACCATTTAAGTTGTACGCAAAGCGCACTTCGGTCCGAATGTTGGTTGGAGTCCGCTATTACCATCATTAGGTGCGCTGCACTTTCTCGATCCATCCTCAGCTGCCATGATTTAACATAAGGCGTAGTCTTCTGTTTTTCGACATACCCTGGAAAAGTGTTTACAGTTCCATCAATGTCCAAAGTGATTTCCAACCAAATCCGCTCCTGAGTTTGGTGGATCTTAGGGATCATCCCTGGGATGGACTCAATGGAGGGCGCTCTGGCATATTGCGTTTGGAGAATCTCAGGTACAGTGACTTCATTCCTGACCATGTTTTCCAAGTCAAGTTCATCTAAATTTACCCCATCACTAACGATGAATGACTCACCATCTCGTTCATGTTTATTTTCTGTCATACACTTAGCTATCAGGGTTCTTGACTTCGTTGTATGCATTTTCAATTGCAAGAAGCAATTCTTCAGCCGCTTCCTTTTGATAGGCTTCGTAGCTCAAATAAACCTCAACAGCGTGATCAATCTGCTTTGGTGTCACCTGCATATGGATTTGCCTAGAAAAATCAAGCTTTAAAAGCTGTGAAGCAAAAACCGAAATTTGGATTTCTGGTGGGAAAATAAACGTCTTAAAGCGTTGAAGGGTGGCATTACATAGCCACCCTTGCTGCTCCAATAAATTGGATATACCACTTGTCATACTAGTTCTTGATCTTTTTCGGACGACCACGCTTCTTCCCTGGGAAGACCTTCTTGGAAACCATAGCCTGGTATGACTTAAAAAGGTTGTTGTCGTCCTGAATGTCCTGCATGAGCATCTGCTTGGCCACTTCTGGGTCACGCTTCTGGAGCATACGGAGGCCTTCCAGCTCATTCTTGGTGACCAGCTTGAGATCAGTGGGCGAAAGAATTTGGCCCTTCTGGAGGCTCTTGATGAATTCACCAATGGTTGTTGCATCTGCAAGCCTCTGAACAAACTCGTCTGCTGCGTCTGCTCGGGCATCTTGAATCTTCTTCAAAAACTCTTCCAGAGCGGCACCGTCAACATTGTCAAGTGCTTGTCCTTGAGTCAACGAGCGAAACTTGTCCATCCCGCTCGCAGCAAGCTTGTTGACCATGGTGGGTGTGATTCCTCCAAGTTCCTTACCGATGTCCTTGAGAGATACCTCGCCAGTCTGGTAGGTAGCCTTTTCATCCTCATCCTCTTCATCGTCAAGGTAATCAGACATTGCATCCAGCTCGCCAGACTTGTCCAGCTGTCCCATAGACGTCTGAAGCTGTCCCTTGAGCTTAAACAGGCTATAGAGAGACTTTGGGGTCTGTGGGAAAACTCCGCTCGCTGCCATCTTGGTTACGTATTCGAGGACATTGTCCTTCGTCACGGAGTCATCATACCAAACCTTGCCTGAGTGCTTATCAGGGTTGAAGTACTGTCGCATCAGCCAACCTGCAAAGGCCGATTGCTTGCCACCCAACTTCGTGAACCAAACACTGACATTCTCTTCACGGAGAGCTGAACGAACCTCTTCCTTTACAATCGTGCGAATACGATCCTGTAGTTGAGTGACACCCTTTTTGACAATCTTCTTATTGCTCATATTTATTAATCCTTATTCCCTTAGGCCTGGTCTTCATTATACCAGATGTTGGGTAGTATGTGAACCCTATTTCAGAAATCGTCGTTTTTGCTAGCTTTTCGTCTCGTCGACGCTCGAATTGCTGTTTATGTGCTGCTCGCCAACACCTTCGGCTGTCACTTCCCCGTTATCGGATGTCCAACGCCTACCAAAGTAGAGTGCCAGTATCGGGGAAAGGTACGCCATGGCGGTGGCTGCCTCAAATGTGGGTACAGGGGCACCAAAAGGTGTAGCTACCAACCAAGTTATAAGCCAGGTGGTTACTGCGATGAAAGCAACAAGTGACATTGTTAGTGATGCACTTGGCTCTCCTTTAGAATTTTTGATCCAACCCATGTTCTACCTCTGGCCATAAGTATCAGGCAAAAAAGGAAACGACAGACAGTAACCCAGAACTGGTTTATTAGTCACAAATCATTGGATGAGCTTGGCAAATATCAAAATCGTCGATATCCAGAGCCTCAGAACGAAAACTACGAGCCCTCCTCAAGACATGCCTGGAGAAGACAGCTCTTGAGCTTTGGAGTTCCATCCCAGAATACCTCTGCAACGCTAATGAAGGTGATATCTCATGAACTCTCATGGTTTCTGCTACACGAGCAATACTGTGTTCAATGGACTCGACTTGACAAGCATCTAATTCTGCCCTACAACTTTCACGGTAGGCAGCATTGGTGAAAAATGGCTCATGTCTACGGAAAGTATGCTCAAGTGGAACGCCCATAATACCTGTGAATCCATCGTTCCCTATGTAGAATGGGTTGAAATGGGTTGTCTCAAAAGCAAGTGCTATCATTACCCAGGGATCCACCTCGTGCCTCAAGGAAGAGGTAAAGATGGAGTCGACGAGTGAACTGACTCTTCTCTCACAGCCCATTGGGGTTATATCCTCACGACATGCCCTCGCATACCTGCCGTTGCCATATGACAGATTGTTCAAAACCACCTGTTTAGCCTTGTAGCGTTCGTTCCAGCCATATGGGTCATCTCCATCAACAACCTGTGCAAAGGCACTAGATGTAAAAGTCAAGAAAACCGTAAGGATGATGGAAATGTATTTCATGCTATTCACCAACGCAGTTGCTACGGACACCTTCTGTATCGCAAGGAGCCTGACCCCTTTCACAAAGGTATTCCTCCAAAGTGGGTTCAGCACAATCATCATCAGCGAAATAAACAGGGCCCTCATTCGGGTGCACGGGATCGATGTAGCCGTTTTGTCTGATGGACTCTGCCTCAGCTACTATAAGGTCCCTGTACCTGTACACAATTCTTGCATACCTCAATGTGCCAGTACACTGGCCAGAGTTATACATCCTTAGACCTCTTTGAATAGAGCCGCACTGTGCAATAGAACGTCGAAGCCAGTATATAGATCTTTCAACTACGGGTTGCTGGCATGAGCCAAGCTCTCTTCTACATGTGTTCTCCCTGAACCACCTTTGTCTAACAAAGGGTAGGCCCTCCGACCAGGCAGACCTTTGAAGTATTTGCAGTATCCCGTAAGCGTGCTGAGAAGACTGGGCGAATGGGTTAAACCTTGATTCATGCCAGGCTATGCCAGCTACCAACCAGGGGTTGAAGTTTTGTCTTTCAGACTCATCCCAAATATACTTCACAAATTCTGCAACCTGTACCTCACAACCAAATCGCAAAGAGCGACACCCAGGTATATAGACTCTACTGCCATCCCTGGGTCGGACCCAGATTGTCAGCCTATTCAAGATAACGTGGGTCATCAGGGCTCGATCGCCTTGAGACTCACCTGGGAATGGAGCTAGGTTAGGCTCAATTACTTCCTGCCCTACTTCTTCAGAGGTCTGAGCCTGTGAAACCAACGGAATAGACGTCATTATTAGTAGAACGCATACAACCAAAAACCTATTCACTTAACTGCCTAATGTTTGGGTGTTGTCTTTCGACACATGCCTCAAGGCGGGGAATAGTCTGTCGTATCCAGTCGTTTGCGCCGCTCGGCGTAAAGTGTATCCCATCTCGGGCTCGACCCGTTCTAGTATTTGTTAGGTCGCTTGACCTGACGAAGTGATTAAAGAAAACTACAGAGCGAATTACTTCTGCAACCTCATCTCTGCGTGGCTGAAGTTCGGCGGCTCGACGACCTAGAATGTTAGGGGGTTCAATCCAGCAAGTGGAAACCATTGAGTCTTCAGGTGCACTCCTGTGGGTACTATTGTGAACCTCCCTCCAGAAATCGTGTACTGTGTTGCGATAATCTTCATTACCAACACGGCTCCAATCATTGCCTCCAAGTATAAGGATAAGAAGTGTAGGGTGGTGCCGCTGAATTAGGTTGTTCGCTTCACGTCGATGCAAATACCAGTTCGTAACACCCCAACCAACCTGGCCTGCACGAGCATAATATGTCGCACCAGCGGCTGTAAGGTGATTGCCGAGCGCTACGCCTGGTGGCCCTGCTACGTGAGAGTCTCCAATCAAGAGCACTCTCTGATTGTCCAATGCAGATCTTGGTGAACCTTGTGCATTTATATCAGGGGTGTAAGTTGGGTCATAGAATTGTTGTGCCTCTACATGGGGAAGTAGGGCACCAATAAACAAAAGGACCACGCCTAGGAATAGGAAGATGGTCACTGTTGTAATTGTCTTATTTTTATTCATTTGTTCTCCAGAATGCGTCAATTTAACCTAACGCACCTGAAATCAATTTTATACCCTGTTCTTATGGCTGGTCGAAATCAAGATAAAGAACATTTTCTTCATCAGAAACCACAACTTCAAATTGGCTTTGTTCAAAATCAAACATCAGGCCAACAGGAACCTGCCAAACTGTGTTACTTTCCTTTTGCTTCATTTGGTTTTGAAGAGCGGTCAGGTCTTGTAGAATTAACTCACAAACTGCTGGTGTAAGTGGTCGTCCCAAATGTTTTTCGTAGAGCTTATTTGTATAGAACAAGCAAGCTTTGCGCATGTGTACCTTATAGGTTCGCAACTTCATATAATCAGTATGTTACCTATTTCTTATTTTGGATTTTCACTATCGACCAGTTTGCCACTGCGCTGAAAAGGAAGCACAAACCAGCGACAATGAAAATTTCTGAAAAGGCAGGAGGGAGGCCGATGACCCATGTTCCTAAGGCAAAAATAGCGTCGGCACAGGCACCCACAATACCCACTTTGTACATCATCTCAGGCTTTAGGAACTTCATCATTATTGTTATCCATCAGATGAAAACTACGTCCATCGGATCTATCGGTATCACTAGGCCAATACCACTATCAGGTGTAAAATACCAAGTGGCTAGTAGTTCAGTTATGCCAGGCATACAGGGTGTGTGAGCAATAATCACCCCTGCCTCTCCCGAGAATTGCAAAACAAACTTGCTTGAATAGGCTAATGGTTTGGATATCATCACACGAACCCGACGATTGACTATGCTATTCAGCTGGCAACTGGTTGGTATCGACGGATACCCAAAAACATCATCCTGATTCATCTTCCACCAAATAGATAAATATCCTTTAAAACCTAAAAAGTTTCTTGTTCAATTACAACCTTGCAAGTGTTGTATGTCCCACCGCCTTTTGTCAAATGGCTGCTAGTTGCGATATAAACATTTTTACCAGCAACCTCGCCAGGTATCTTACCATTTTCAATCAAAAAATTCATGATAGCTTTTTTAGCCTCATTATTTGTTAGTTCGTAAGTTATCTTCACAGCATCTCTCGTTTGTACTGCTGGTTTACGATATGGCATCTTCCCTCATGATTGTAGTGTCTCACACTATAGAATTATTTTAAACCCCAGAGCTTACCACGTGAGTAATCCTTATACGTGATCTGCTTGCCCGATTCATGGTCTATAACTTGATTGTGCCGAACTCTAATAGTACGAACTTTGTCACCTCGCATACCAGACCCCACTTGTTCCTGTCTCATCCTGAACCGAGCTTCATTTGCTTTGTTTTTCTTCCGCTCTAGGAGCTTGGCTCTTAGTAAAGCAAGAGCATTCTCCCTGTTCTGCTTTTGGCTCTTTTCGCTTTCGGCACGGACAGAGAGCCCTGAAGGAATATGAGTAAGTTGCACCGCAGTCGCATTTTTATTACGGTGTTGTCCGCCTGCGCCAGAACCAAAGGTGAATTTTTCATTCAAGTCCTTTGGGTCAATGTGAATCTCATGGCGCTTTGGCTCAGGGAGCACAGCTACCGTAATGGTACTTGTCTGTACACGCCCCCGTTTTTCACTTGGAGGAACTCGTTGCCAGCGCAAACCGCCAGCCTCTCCCTTAAAAAAGCCCCAGGCCCCCTTACCTCTCACCGAAAAGATAATGATGGCGTCATCAGTCCTGATAATCTCTGCCTCAAATTTTTGATATTTACACGCCTTCAAATAAATACCAAACTGAACCCTAATCAAATCCTTCGAGTCATTACCACCCTCGGCTGCTCGAAGCTCTACTATCAATTTCTCTTTCATTTCATTCTCCTGTTTATTTTGTTGTAGATAATCTATGTTTGCTATGACCACAAACTATCCAGCTAAGGGAGATTGAAATGGAACTTACAACCAGGCAAAAACAAATTCCGTGTTCGAAATGTTTCAGTGAAGAAACTTTCCGCAATGGAATTTATTGTGGGCGCACTGGCATCAAACAAGCCCAGCGCATGACTTGCAAGGCTTGTAACTATTGATGGAAGAGAAAGGTCAAAGCCAATCCAACAAGCTGATTTGTGCAAGCTTATTTAAATCGCTGCCTTCAGCAGAATGGATTTCAAATATTAGTGACATTTTTTTCTCTCTCTTACTATCTTTTGTGGAGCTTTTGGCCTATCTGAACAGAACTCACAAGCTTCATCTGGGCAGGCACCTTCGGCCCACTCATTACAAGTCAAACACATATATGCATCATACTTTTCGTCCAGGACGAGAACAGTTTCGCATGTCTGACACTTATTTTTCCTAGATACAGTCATTAGTCAAGTATACTACTATGTATTCCCTAAATGTTTTTTAATTGGCTCCTGCGGTAATGATGGCCCCTGTTAGGAACATAACAACTCCAGCAGTAACAACACTAATAATCAAGGGTTCTCTGCGGGCCGATGTCGTTGTCTCTCGTGAGGGTTCCTCTGGAGTACTTCGTTCAGCAGCCGACTCCGATTCCTCGGTCGCATACACCCGTTCAGCCATTTCCGATGTCTGCGGCTCTACAGTAGTACGAGCTGTGTCTGCACTAGAAATGCACCCGCTCATCATCAACCCCAATACCAAAGTAAAGGAAACTAGCTTGTTTTTATGGTTCACACAACACCTTCTCTAAACTAGAGCACACTTCAATGACAATTTAAACACGTATACTAAATCAGGTCTTAGTAGCTTCTTTGTTCACAAGCCCGAGTTTTTTGAGTTCTTTAGGGCTCAGCTTTACCTTGTCGTAGCAGTGGACCTTTTTGCCGTATACTTTGTAGCATAGGCGCATTTTTCTCTCGGTTCTTTCGGCCAGGCGACCCCAACACCAACTGCCCATTCCGACAAAAATATCGTCGAAATCAGGTCGGTCAATGACCTCAAACTTATATGTATAGTAATTGTACCCTTCAAATTCAACAGTCCTGGGTTGTTTTTTAGGAATGCGACGAAAAAGCCCCTCGTGCCAAACGCCTTCTACTTTGATATAAATCTTACCACTGGCCTTGTGTATTGTGTTCTGTACCTTGTTCTTTACACGCTTCAAAAGCGGTGCTCGGCAAAGGAGACCTTCCTTGTCAACGTAAAAGGTATTATCTTGACCACGGTCTACAATATAATGGCGGATACCGCTGTATCCGTAAGCAGAATCATAAGGCCTGCCGTCCTCGAAGGCGGGTTTAGTTTCAACATATCCCCAGAGGTGTTCGTAAATATGACCACTCACCGCACTATTATTAGGGCAAACTTTGGCAATCTCTGAATAAACATCGTCCCATTTACGACCCACCGAGCTTCTAAGGAAGCGGACGAGCGGACCCAAGTGTTCACCAAAAACTTTGGTGCCACGATGCCAACCACCACGGGCTCGCATTGATTCTTTTTTAGGGAAATTCCACTCGCCGTAGTCCCCACGTCGGTTTTTCTGGGCCTTCTTTTTGTAGCCAGGCAGCTTGTTGAGTGCCTTGGCTCCCCTACGGAGCCGACGTGGCTCCTCGCACAGGACTTTTTTGAAATCGTCTCTCATCGTTGCATTCTCCAATCAAATTGCATATGTCGGATACGCCGCTGTTGTGGCGTACTGAATTGATATGTTTAAGAAATGATTGTAGTTGTGTCATAGTACGTTTCGAGCAAAAGGCAGTTGTTGCTGCCAAAGTTGTTGTTTGATTGACCTAGAAACCATCTTGTTTCTGTTGCCAAAAGGAGGGCAGAGGAGTTGAACCCCACTCGCCATCTCTGACGAGCCCTCTGCTTTCGAGGCAGTGACAGCACCCATGCCGCATTACCCTCCGAGTTTTCTAACTAGGTTACCGTCGTCCAAAAGTCCAAACCCAGGCGACTATGTGATTTAGTATATCAGGGTCGAGGCCATGTCGTGAACAAACTTTTTGAATTTCTGGATGATTCCTCCAAGTCGTTGGGTCGAAGCCTTCACGGTGAGCAATCCTCGCTGAATACATCAGCTTCTTTCTAGCACCGATTTTTTCGCCTATACCTGACTCATCCGTTTCGTTGTTTTCAAACATTAGATAAGCCTTTTGAACAGATCCATCTCTCTGCGTTCAATTTCCTGTCCAAGCTCACGACCCTTGAAGCCCTGTGCCAACAGTTCTTGCCCGTCCACCGTAGGTGTGTACTGGTTGAATGCCTTTACAAGCTGCATTTTAGGGTGGTTACTCAGCCTAGCGAACTCTTCGAGATCCTGGTCTGTCAATCTGGTTGATTTCCACAGCTTCTTCATTTGATATGCGTTTTCTGGTGTCAAACCCTGGAACATCGTTAAAAACATAATTTGACGAGTTTCAACGACACTGTATTTCAACTTGTTCATCTTTTTGCCCAGGCTCTTGGGAGGATTCTCACGGAGAAGTAAAGAAAGCAGCACTGGAATGTTTTTTGTCTCTTGATACCACGTGTTGATTTTCAATCCTGGAAGGATTTGTCCCCAGAGATCAAAACTGTCGTAAAGCCTCATCAGGGCTGGAACTGACCTGGCAGTCTTGATTGACTTGAGGAACTCGTCACGAACCCTCTCAGGTGAGACACCTCTTAGTGTGTTGTCGTTGCGGATAGCTTCTTCAGTATTGTCATCAAGCCCTGCACCCATTCGTGCTGAGAACCTAATTGCACGTAGGATACGAAGCGGGTCCTCATCAAATCTTTCTTTGGCGTCGCCAACCGCTCGGATGCGCCCAGCCTCCAAATCTTTGATGCCGCCGACATAATCGATGATCTCTTGCTCAGCAATGTCAAAGAAGAGTGCATTGATTGTAAGGTCTCGTCTCTTTACGTCGTTCTCAATTGTAGTAAATTCAACTGCATCAGGCCGACGTCCACTTCCAATATCATTTCGATAGGTAGCTACTTCGTATTCATTCCCTTCGGGAGTGATTACGTTAATAACACCAAAGGATTTGCCGATTTCCAGTGTCTTGAACTGTGGGTGCCCTGCCAACATAGACAACACCTCGTCGGGCTGTGCGTTTGTTGCAACGTCGTAGTCCTTTGGTTCCTTACCCAATAGAGCATCACGAACCGCTCCACCCACAACAACTAGCTGAAAGCTGTTTAGGGTGAAGATATCTGCCAAGGTTAGTAGATCCCTAGGCAGGTCCATGTTGAAAGGCTTTCTAACTGCTTCACTTAGCACTTTACGCTTCTTTTCAGTAGTTGATTCCTGGAAGACTTTTTTGAGCAAAGCATCAATCGTAGATTGATACCATCGCTTAGCTTTGCCAGCAAACTCTCTGGAGTCCTCTGAATCCTTACCTTCCTCACGTGCGAGGTAGTCGATAAAAAGGCGGACACCATGTGTATCTCCTGAAGATCTCGGGTCAAGGTTTGGATCCGAATTCAACAGACGATGTATGGTAACAAGTTTATCAGATGGTTTATACTTGTTTTTCGTAGCTTGGATGACAAACTCAGCATGCTGCATAAGGTCATTATACAGCTCTGGGTCTTTGCTTTTTATAGAAGCAACATAGTCAGCAGAAATGTCAGCTCGGTCCTCTTTGAGGACTTCGTCAACAATTCGCTCAATCAATATTGTAAGTTTTGGATTATTCATGGACAACCGTAAATATCACCCTTAGAATCAACAATATGAATGATTGGATAGAAAGCGGCTCAAGCCGCAAAATGAAGTTGGTAGCGGACGGTCAAATTGTTGTGGTAGCTCCTAAGGATCTTAGCGGGATTATACCACTCTTTTGCTCCTGTTGTGAACACCCTATGCGAACTTCAGACGATGGCCTAGCATATAGAACAAATGGTGTTTGCCATAAATGTAAAGAAAGATGGACAGGCTCACCAGGAGTTTCCTGGCCTGAAGGTCCCAATAAATCCTCGGAAGAATGGGCTCAATATATAGCACTTCGTTCCTTGCTTGAGAGGCCAAGCCTAACCTTCAAATAAGTGATTTTGGTGCAGGCTTGCTACTTAACTGTAGTTTTTAGGAAAAGGCGCTATGGAAACTGATTACAATAAACTCCTCCGAATTTCACAGGTACTAAACGGTTCGTTTGGTTCTGATGGCCCTGGTCACCAACATGTCGCTGGTATGAATGTCCGACTTGACCCAATCGACAGTGGGCTAATCAGGGCTCGATGCATCATGACAGTCACCTATCGTTCTGACCAAATGATGCGTGAACTTCAGAGAGTTCATCGTAATGAAGCTCTAGCCATGATCAGAGGAGCTATTGAACGTGCTTCTGCGGACTATGAAGCTCGTTTTGATGAGAAACTGAAACTTGAAATGGATGACGGCACGTTTGAGGAGTCAACCGAGTTCATTCACATTTCACAATATTCAGCTCTCAGTAGAGCATTTTATAGGGTTAATGCGCTTGTCCGTGTGAAGTAAGTTAAAATGGCCCGCATAAAAAAATCCAGGAAAAGCAAAGCACCTCCCAAAAAAATACAAATGGAAGAGGTGCTTAAATGCGGCACCGACGCTCGCTACTTTATCAACAACTACGTAAAAATCTCCCATCCAATGAAGGGGGTGATTAAGTTTGACACCTTCCCGTTCCAGGACGAGTGTTTGGAGATTTTTCAGCAAAACAGATTCGCCATCGTCAACAAGTCACGTCAGTTGGGTCTTTCTACAGTCTCTGCTGCGTACTGCCTGTGGATGGGTATATTCCGTAAGCAAAAGTTCCTCGGTGTCATCGCTACTAAGCTAAAAACCGCACAGCTCTTCATTCGAAAAGTAAGAGACATGTATATGTCCTTGCCCGATTGGCTTGTCATGCCAGCAGTTACTGGAGATTCCAAGTCACACCTTGAGTTCTCCAATGGATCCCGTATCGAGGCTTCTGCAACCTCTCAGGATGCTTTCCGTGGTGCAGCACTTTCTCTTTTGGTAGTCGATGAGGCCGCTCACGTTGAAGGAATTGAAGACCTGTGGCTTGCCCTTTGGCCTACTTTGTCCACTGGTGGTTCTGCCATCCTAATCTCTACACCTTCAGGTGTTGGTTCCTTTTTCCATAAAATGTGGAAATCCGCACAAGAAGGCGGAAATGACTTTGTGCCAATCGAACTTCCATGGACAGTTCACCCAGAACGTGATCAGGAATGGTACGAAAAGGAACGACGTCAGTTAATCGAAGCTAAGGGTGAACGAGGAGTTGCACAAGAGCTTTTGTGTTCGTTTGCTGCATCTGGTGACACATTCCTGAATGTTGACGTGATGGACATGATTCATCAGGTTATCAAGAAGCCAATAGCCTTTTGGGGGCCTGACTGGACAATACGAAAAGATATGTGGATCTGGGAGCATCCTAAACCCGAACACAAATACGTCATTTCCGCAGACGTAGCCCGAGGAGACGGTGCCGACTTCTCTGCTTTCCACGTAATTGACACAGTGGCCGATGAGGTTGTAGCCGAGTACAAAGGTAAAATGCCTCCCGATAAGTTTGGTGAAATGTTGGTCACGGCCGGCTTGAGATACAATATGGCAATGGTTTGCCCAGAGCGCAACTCAGTAGGACTTCCTGCATGCTTGAAGTTAAAAGAGATGAATTATCCTAACCTTTTTTACCCAAAGCTTCAAAAAAACATCTACATGGCTTACTCAACCATAGAGTTGGCTAATGAGATCCCTGGTTTTGAGACCACTGAAAAAAGCAAACAAGAGATTCTAGCTCGATTAGAAGATGTCCTTAGGAACAAGCGGCTCAGCATCTACTCAGAGAGGTTCCATGCAGAACTTCAAACATTCGTCTGGAAGAAGAATAACAAATTATCGGCTCAGAAGGGCTACAATGATGACCTTGTTATGTCACTCGCCATTGGTAATTCTCTGTTCGAAGCAGGCGGGGCCTCAGCCTACAGCTCTGACGAAATCGCTAAAGCAATGATCGCTGGCATGTCTGTAAACACTCAAGTGTTCAATGCGGTAGATGCCCCAGATTCAGCAAACCAACATGCTGCTCCACCCATTATGACAGATGGTAGCCTTACCGACTTCCTAGACCGAAATAGAGCCATGAACTCTAAGGCAGCAAGCGGTACACATAACTACAACGATAGTTTTTGGAAGCAGTTTAAATGGGTGTGGGACTAGGCAAATGTTACCTTTGTTATTTTAACTCTATACCCAGAATTGGCCAGTCTCATTCAACTATCAGAAGGAATTTGCTGACCAAGCAGGAACAATTCAAACATGCAGGTTGTTAATTTTAGTTCAACATATTTAGTTGCATGACCAACTATTTCTTCTCTGCCTCTCTGTCACCAGCGACAGGTAATGACGCTGTCTGGATTCTGAAAGATACGCTTGTTCAAGCAGGTTGGGTTGTTGTCTCTTCATCAGATGCGACAACTTTCTCTTCGGGTGATGTCCTTACGGCTGCGTCCGATCTGGCAAATAGTAATGCTTGGTTTGTTGTTAAACAGCCTTTGGGTGCAACAGGTTCGCACGGAGGCGTCCGCCGTGAATATGCTTTTCAGAGAGGCACCAACTCATTGAGTTGGCGTGCCAAATATTCCTACAGCGCAAGTTTTACAGGAAGTGCTAATGCAACTACGTTACCAGATGCTTTGGATCAAGTCAGACTTATCGGGACAGAACTTCCAAACTTTTCTTTTGAAACTTTCTATTTTGACACTGATGGATCATATACGCTCCACGTTGCGGCTGACCAAGATCCCCCTTACTCGTGGTATTTTGTACAAGTTGAACCAGGCGGCGCCAACATTGATGTGTGTTGGATATCTGATGGAATGGTTAGCGGCACTTTTGATCCAGGAGATGTTGACCCCTATGTAAATTATTGTGCTGATGGAAGTAGTGTATTAGATGGATTAACTGCGTCGAACACGGTCACCCACGCCATCACTTCCTCAATTATTTTAACTCCAGCAGCTTGGTTCGCAAAAAATACACCAAGTGAAGTTTATGGAGGAGTCGCAGCAATGGCGTATGGATTCTTTTTAGCTTCGCAACAGGAATTTGCAGATGATAAAGGAAGAACAAACCATATAACTGGAAACGACGATCTTCTCCCAGTATTCTGGTTCAGGCCTGCTACTGCGAACCCTAGTGGCCCTGGCGGATACAAGGGCGCAAGTTCATTGTTAAAATCACCAGCTGGACCAGTTCGCTCTAATGGTTCCACCTATTCTATCGCTACATCATCGTCTAAAGATTTCATTCGACTTGGTGATTTTGCTTTTCCCTGGGATGGTACAAACCCTCTAGTATAAGGTTCAAATGCCAAACTACGCAGCAAGCATTCCCCATAGTGGGACTATTACTTCATCCCAAATAATAGGTTATGACTCATTACGAGGTCGAACTGGTTATAATGGAACTAATTTCATTCAACTAACGAGTTCAAACATAATCCAGGTGATAGAAGGTGGTTCCCCAACTGTGTTGGTGTTCCGTGGAGTCTCTGGAGGTGTCTACGTGTTTAGTGAAGGTAGTCCGCCATCTGGTGCTACTCAGGTTACCATTATCGGGACCAAGTAAGTCTGAAACTTTCTTATTGCTAGCTTGATCAGGAAGGTGATCAAAATTCCCTCATGATCTCCTCCAGTTCCAAATCGGACTTAAGAAGCTTTAAGTTAGTCAAACCCGAAAAGTGATCTAGTTTCAATTACTTACATAACTCTGAGTTACACAAGTTTCTGATCATAATGTAAACTCGGATCATCATTGATCGATCATCGATTCAACAGATTCAAGTATCTTCGATTCCATCTCAGAAACCTGAATGTATCAAATCAATCTTCGTCAATTAGAAGATCCTCTATATAGAAGACTAATTTAACACTCAATTACTATCAATTGGGAGAGTCTGAGAGGGTTTTGTAGGTAATTTGGTTTAAACCTAAGGTACCTTCCATTATACTACAAACAGGTGATTACCTCTCTGCGAGACTTCTGAGAAGTTGGGAATTTGTAATGGTAATCATGAGAGACCCAACAAGAAGCTCTGAAACAATTCTTCAAGTGTACTTACACTTGATCTTAGTGAGTTCCAACAGGTATAGGTGAATAAATGAGTGAAAAGTCTACTATGAAGGTCACAGAGCATGTGATTGTTACAGAGCGGAAGCGACATCCAAATGATGTACGTTACCCTTGCAGGGGTAGTCACGAGGTCCTGGATGCAGGACGCAAACTTATGACCTTCCTCAATAATGATGACCCTGTCCAGCTGGATCAATTGAGAGACGGTCAATTGATCCTAGATGAAGAAGAAACTGCTGAACTCTTTGATTCAATTAAGAAGGAAGATGTGATTGGCTTGGGAACATTCCGACAGACTGGACATCCTAATGCTGGTTTCACCTCCAACATGTATACGGTAGAAGAAGTTCACCCAGATGAGGACTATCTGGAATGTAGGAACATGCGTTCTGAGGAGATTGAGGAGATCACTTTTCAGGATGTGTCTGTTGCGCTTGCTCTTGGACTCGCCGAAATTCTTTATCGTGGCGACAAACCGTTCGGTATCACGAATGACATCGAATGGAAGATCTCAGTACAGGAGAAGGAAGAGGAGGAAGAAGATTCAACTTCACCCAACGCTACATCAGCCACTCCTGCAACCCAGACAGAAGCATCGGATGTTCTAGAAGAAGAAGATACTTTAAGTGATATGTTTGGAGACCTTGGTGTACCTTCCTTGACTGCAAAGGAGTCAGAGCCATTGAAGCCAAAGATTCTTTCAGAAGAAGAACTCAAGGCTGCATTTGCTGAAAAGATGGACACCAAATTTCTGTCGAAGGGAATGAGGCTCAGTTATCTCCGTGTCCAGAAGTTGAAAGAGGGTGAAGTTATTTGGGTTCACGCAACCACGAACCTTGGTGCGGTAACCGCAAAGGGACCTCTGTTTCTTCGTAGCATCGAAAAGAGTCTTTACACGTTCATCTCTGCCACTGAAGTAGAGCATGTCATTGACATTGTTGACGGGTTCGACGATTATGCAGGCCATTTCTTGAGCAATGGAGGCTTTTACAACCTTTTTGAAGCCCGAGATAGCCGACCAAAGCCTGAGAGTGCTGCAAGCGCTAATGATGATTCGGACAAGCTTATCGAAGCTATGGGTCTCAACAAGAAGGCCAAAAAGGCTGAGACAGAGAGTTCTGAACCGTCTCTACCTCCAGTCCGATGGCCAGACTGTTACTTTGCTTTTGGGTACCTTAACGATACCTACAGCCTAGTTGTATGCCCTAAGGATCATTGGGATGAACATCAAGCTCTGGACGATGGGACGAGGGTAAAGCAGATTGCTGACCAAGTAGGAATCCAGGAGCGACTTCCTGGAGTGTTTGAGTATGCGGAATCCCATAGTGAGTCCGACCTCAGAATGCTCTTCAAAGCCTTTGGCTGTGTAGAGAATAAGAACATGGTAGACGACCTGTAAGTCTTAGACAAGTTAATAGAATAAGGGGCGAAAGCCCCTTTTCTTGTTTAACCACCAAATGGAGTAGGGTATACAATACCTCTATGATTCAACCCGTTTTTTACATACCAGATGACATTGAATTCGTTGTCGTCTCTGACATGTTTGCAAAGGACTACACAGGTGGAGCCGAACTTACCCTCGATGCTATTCTGCAAAAAGCCCCTGGCGCCGTCTTCGAACTTCACAGCGCTTCATGTACCGCAGAACTTGTTGAGGCCAACAAGGGCAAATACTGGATTCTGGGGAACTTTACTCAGATGCCCAGGGCAGCCATAATTGAACTGGTTGTCTCAAAGGTCAACTTTGCGATTATTGAATGTGACTACAAATTCTGCAAGCATAGGTCGACGCACCTGCACAAACTGAATGAAGGGAAAGATTGTGACTGTCACACACAGGAAAATGGTATCTTTATTCGAGGTCTGTACCAGCGAGCACAAAAGGTTTATTTTATGTCCGAAGCACAGATGCAGGTGTATATCGATAAATTCCCACAAGCAAAGCCAACAAATTTCATAGTTCAGACTTCCACATTCAAAAGTGAGACGCTTGACATGTTAGCGGGTCTCAGAGAGACACGAAGTCCTACAGAGACCTGGGCAGTTCTTGGTGGATATTCTTGGATCAAGGCGGAAGAGGAAACAAAGAAATGGTGTGAAGAAAAAGGCATGAAATATGAGGTTGTTGGTGGACTTCCTCCAGCTGCTTTCTTGCGGAAATTGAGTGGGTTTAAAGGCCTGGTATTCAGGCCAGCAGGGCATGACACATGCCCACGGGTCGTAATTGAGTCCAAACTTATGGGCTTAGAGTGTATTCTAAGTGAGAACGTGCAGCACAAGGATGAGGGATGGTTCGTTGGTTCGGTTGATGAAACTGAACAACACCTTAGAGGCCGCACAGCATTCTTTTGGAAAACACTAGATAAATGACAGAATACAAAGACGTATACATCGTACCCCAATACTCCTCTGTGACCTCACGGTCTCAGGTGAATACCGCATGTGTATTAGATCCAGCGCACCACAAAAACATCATTGACGTACCAGTGATTTCTGCAAATATGGATACAGTTACGAATGGATCAATGGCACTGGCGATGGCTGATGCTGGTGGAATCGGAGCGATTCATCGCTTTCTATCAATCGGTGACGCTGTAGAAGAGTATACAAAAGTGCAAGGCAGACCTTGTTTTGTCTCAATTGGTGTAGCAGGGGATGCACGGGAACGTTTTCACGAGCTTCATACGGCAGGTGCAAAGCACTTCATCATTGATATCGCCCATGGGCACCATCACCTAATGAAAAGTATCCTGGGCCACCTTAGGTCTAACTACGGAGACGAACCCTATATTGTAGCAGGAAATGTAGCAACTGATGAAGGGGCCGCTGCGCTTGTTGCATGGGGCGCCAACGCTGTAAAGGTTGGTATTGGCCCAGGTGCCGCATGCACGACAAAGAACGTCACGGGTGTTACTGTACCCCAAGTGACAGCAATCGAAAACGTTGTACGAGGTATCAAGGAACTAAACAGACCAGATATCAGAATAATCGCTGATGGCGGAGTCCGTGAGATTGGAGATATTGCTAAGGCCCTCGGCCTTGGGGCCCACCTCGTTATGAGTGGGCGGATGTTCGCCTCGTGCCCCGAGGCACCCCATCCAGGGCTTTATCGGGGTATGGCATCTGCTGACGCCATGAGAGAAATTCGTAGTGGAGATGAGCTGCCGACACCTGAAGGTAAGACAATGGCAATGCCTGTCGGCCAGCACGTCGCAGAGGTGGTTCAGCAGATTAGGGGTGGCCTACAGAGCGCATTCTCCTACTCAAATGCATTGACACTAGATGAGTTCCGAGAGAACTGCAAAATTGGATACCGAAATGGCCGATAAGAACCAAGATAAGATACAACTCCCTCTTTTTGAAGATAAAACGGTACTACCAACGCAGAAGTGGCATATCTCCTATTCGGAGATTGCCAACTGGATGGATTGTTCACACATGCACAAATTGAAGCATGTGAAGAAGCTGAATATGGACGGGCCTTCCATCCACACCGAATTCGGCCAGGTCATGCACGGTGCTATGGAGCAATATGTCCTAACGGGCACAGTTCCACCTCTTGAAGAGTGTGTAGCTGAGTTTCAAGAACGCCTCGGAAAATTACTCTTTAGCGAAAAGGCAGTGGATTCCGAGTCAGCTCAAGAGTTCATCGATGCCATGCCTGGTATTCTTGAGAAAACGCCCCAATGGCTCGATGAAGAATTTCCAGGTTGGAAATTGGTATCAGCTGAGGAAAAGCTATTTGAGCCAATCGAGGGTCAGGTTAATAAACATTTCAAGGGTTTTATCGACCTAGTAATCAAGGTTCCGAAAAAGAAGGCTGGGAAGAAGAACCGACTCAGTGGACTCAAGGGTGAAACCGTTCCTGGAGAATATGTCTATTGGATTCTCGATTGGAAGACAACTAATTGGGGCTGGCGTGCTGAGCAAATACGTTCGTTCCAAAAGCAGATGCAGATCATCCTCTATAAGTATTTCTGGTGTTCAAAGCACGGTATTGATCTAAAAGACGCCCGTTGTGGGTTCGTTCTTCTTCGCCGTCGGCCTGCTAAAGATGGTAGTCGCATTATCTTCCTGCCAATCTCGGCAGGACCCAAGACAGTCGAGAAGGCTCTTACAAATGTGCATGACGCCATCAATCAGATTATTTCTGGCCGAGCAGTCAAAAACAAATGGTCCTGTCGGTTCTGCCCGTACAAATTCACCGTTCACTGCCCCTAGGATGTCGCAAAATCACATAAGTAATCTCAATGAGTATGTCTTTGGGAGTTGGGAGATTCCTCTATTCGTTATAGGAATTTACAACCTAGCCATTGCGATGTCACTCCTGGCAACCCCAGGGTTTTCCGTTATCAATTTCGCCGCCTCCTGTATATTTGGTATTGGAGTTCTCCTGAGGTTGTTGTTTCGAGTAGTTTGTGCTGTTAGGTACCGATATAAAATGAAGAGAAAAAAATAAAGATAATCTGAGACTTACAACTCACAAAGAAAAACATACACTGCCCTAAGGAAGCCCTCCTTAGGGCATCCTTTATGTGAAACGGTGGCAAACTATATGAAGATCTCAGGCTACACCACTACACGGTGCTGTGTAGAAATGAATTACCCTTTCGAGGAAGCAATCCGAAGCATGCTTGCTTTCTGCGACGAGGTTGTTGTCGGAGATTCCTCAGACAAGGACGATGGTACAATGGCTAAACTAGAAGAGTTGATGAACGAATTTGATCATCTCTTTGTATATCACGTGGATGTCCCCTGGGATGCACCCAACCACGGCATATATGATGGTCAGATGAAAGCTCTCGCACGATCCAAGTGCACAGGTGACTACTTGTGGCAGCAAGATGTGGATGAGATCGCCGAAGAAGGAATTCGTGCAAAGCTTGAAAATCTTATCGAACAAGCGGCTGAACATATAGACAAGGCTCCAGTGATGTGCCTTCCAGTTGTTGAATATTGGGGCAGTCTTGACAAAGTAAGGGTTGATGTAAACCCTTGGAAATGGCGCCTTAGCAAGAATTTGCCAAATATCACTCACGGCATTCCTAAACATCTGCGCAAGACGGAAGATGGTCTTTTGTATGCGCAGCGTGGAACAGACGGCTGTGATTACATCGACAAAAGTACGGGTAAGGTTATTGTATCCTCAAACTTCATGACCCAAGATGTAGAAAAAATGCGACAGCTCGCAGTCACTGATGAAGCCGCTGCCAAGCAATACCAGATGTGGTTCAATATGATAGTTGGTCATCTACCAACCGTTTACCACTTCTCCTGGTTTTCCATAGAGAGCAAAATCTTGAAGTTCAAGCACTTCTGGAATGGTTCGTGGCTTACACTTTACAACGAGAAGAAAAAGGAAGATTGGAACCCATTCTTTGCCGACAAGAGCCTGGACGAAGTCACTGATGAGGAGATTAGGGTATTGTCTGATAAACTTGCTACAGAAACAGGCGGGCATATTTTCCATACTCCATGGCAAGGTAATAGAACCAATTCAGTCACCCTCGAAGCTCGTCCACCCAAAATTATTTTGGAATGGTGTAAGAAACATGCCCAAAACATTTAAAGCAGGAAGGATGTGATAAATGACTGACACGCCTAAAATTTCGGTGATCGTAGCCAATTTCAATCATGCACAATTCATTGAACAAGCCGTCACGTCCGTTTTGAACCAGACATACAAAAATGTTGAAGTGATCATCGTAGATGATTGTTCCAACGACAACTCACGTGAGGTGATTAATAAACTCGTCACTCTTGATGACCGAATTGTTGAGCCAATTTTCCTCCCTAGTAATCGTGGAAAGTGGTTCGCACTGAACCATGGCATCGATGCCAAAGCGACTGGTGACTTAGTGACAACTCAAGATGCTGATGATGCTTCATGTCCGCAAAGGCTGGAGTGGCAGGTAAAAACCCTTCAGAAAATGAAAAGCCATCATACACTATGCGGTTTTGCTAATTGTGGGACACAAGAGGAAATGGATAAAGCACAGGCAGTTTTAGTAGATTCAGACGGGCCAACCGAGTCAGACATCATGCCACATTCCGCAGTCGTGCAGCACGTTTTTACGGGATTCAAAACGGGTGGCATCAACCACTACTACGTAGGTCCAAGCTTCGAGACGCATGGCGCATCAGCACTTTTCTACAGGCAGCTCTGGGATCATGGCATGAAGTTCATGCCAGGTAACTTGGGACTAAGGTGTCAGAAAGCCGAAGATAGTGACTTTAACACGAAGATGACACTTCTACTTCAACGAACATCGGTTCTCAAGATGCCTTTCTATTGTTACAGAAGAGGCACAACAACGAACCCAGCATATTTGGAGTCGTTGTGACGATATAAAACCTGCTCTCTAACTCATAAATCAGGGCTCTGTACAAGGGTCAACAAGAAGAGCAAACTCTTATCATGACCGACCGCCGTAAGAGAAAACAGCGAAAAAAAAGAATCACAGATTTAGAAGACCTTGGTCTTGTACCAGGTAAGCTATACTCTTTTCAAGGGCGCTTTCGATACCTATACAAGGAACAAAAGGCCGAGTGGCGTAGAAATCACACAAAAATTCAACATGGTGATTATGTTATATTCCTTAAAGCGGATTTATGGGAGTCAGAGGGCACTAAGACCAATTTGGTCTGTGTTGCATCAAAGAAAGCAGCGGCAGCCAATTTGGTAAAAAAAGGCTACACTGTTGTTAGCACAAAACGCAGTTATTGGAATACGAATAGTGTCTGTATCCGTTACAAGTCCAAGGACACAGTTTACTCTGGAATGTTGTATATTGGTTTTGGGGACAAGTTTGGTTGGGTCAACATTGTCCAAATGTCCAATAAAGCCATTTTGAAACAATTCAACAAGGTAAAATTAGGAAATGACAAAAGTTAGCTGGAGAAAGTATAGGTCTTGGTCGGGAGCGAAAATTTTGGGCATCAAAGATTTCGTTCTTACGGATGAGCAAAAAAAGCGTCACATATGGCGTGGGCTTTGGCTAACAGCTATGGCTGAAGGTGGTGGTAAGTTCGGCGCAGTGCAGTCCTATGACGGCGCAGGGATATCAGCTGGTCTAGAACATAAAATTGGTGTATATCCACGTTCAATGAAACAAGGCTCAATTTGGCGTTTGCTTCGTGAGTTTGAACTTCATGCTCCATGTCAAGCTCTGGATAATCTTTGGAGTGAACTAAAAAGAGACAAGAAGTACATTGCTCAAGATGGTTCTCTCCGACACTGGGAAACAGGCCGCTTAATAACAGGCGCCGAAATTCGGGATCTGGTAGCCCCTCCAGGTGGACGTGTTCCACGTAAAGGTCCCAAGTGGGAAAAGGCGGAAATGTGGGCTGTTCTTTTCCACGATTTGTTTGCAGATGAGGTAACTTACCAAGTTCAGATTGACTCGGCAATTGAGTCTCTAGTCAAAGGAAATCAAAGAGTAGAATCTGCTGCGTATAAAGAGACAGTTGGTCTCGAACACCCGACAGCAATCGAGTTCGGGAAAAATATTTCGGCTGAGCATGACCTAGCTTGGAACGTATACCACTCGTTTTCCGTAAATGCCCCTAGTATGGGTCGAATAAGATTACAAGCCTCACGGCCCGATGCATCTTCTGAATGGCCTAAAAGGCTTATCAAGACGTTAGGGACAACCAATTATGGCAGATGGCATGACACAGTTGATGGTGGAAATAGATACGATCGTACACGAGTGTTTGCCATTCGAAGCAATCTCTGGCCAGCTGAGCTATTCAACGGGCCTACCGCTATAATGCCAAGAAATATCTGAATATCTCCCGACTCGGGCGTTTTCAAATTTACCAAATTGGTTTAAACCTAGATGCGGGCATGTCACAATGTGTTATGTTCTGTAAGGGCAAGTTGTATCGTGTTAAACATGATTTCAAGACCTATAATGCCCAGATGCAATTTGAGATATCAGAAGCCGAGTTCAGAACATGTGAAGCAAACGGAGTAGTACTACACGAGTCGTTCCTGCACGTCGAATCGAAAAACCGCCCCTTTGAATTTAAACTAAAGCATGGAGACCTGCTAATGTACCTGGCTAGCACAAGGTGCACCACATTATTCAACCTCCCTTATATAGGGAGGTCGTTTTTATATGGCGAACAAGTTATTCACTTGTATCTGGCGGCAACGGAAGGAAGTGAATCTTTACTTTTAGCGCCCATGCTTCCATCGTATGAAGTTTCGAAGTAACTCTGGTTATAAAAAAGGCCTATATAAGATTTGGGATTGTGGCCAGTCCCTTCACATGAAAGTTATTAATGAATAAGAAATACCCTAAGAAGTTTGTGGGATTGCATTCCCACAGTACGTTTTCGATTGGTGATGCAATCGGCATGCCGCAAGATCATATCAATTATGCCATTGATAACGGAATGGATGCCCTGGCGCTTACAGACCATGGCAACATGAATGGTTATTCACACCAGTTTTTTCACCATGAAAAACTGGTAAAGAAGGGCGTGAACTTCAAGGCACTGCCAGGCATTGAAGCTTACTTCATTGATTCACTTCCACGATGGCAGGAAATTTATGATGGCCGTAGAGAAATCAAGCGTCTAGAGAAGCTAGTAAAGAAGGGTAATGTCGATGCTAAGGACCAGCTCAAGAGACATCTAGAGCTTCTTGGGGATGCATATGCCTCAACAAAACTTGATTTGGAAGATACGGTTGCGGGCACGGTAGTAGAAAACGAGGAAGAAACGAAGGGCAATAAATATGGCGACCCTCTGAACCAGAGAAATCACCTTGTTTTACTTCCAAAAAACCGTGAGGGCCTTACAGCACTTAACCAGCTTGTTTCTGAGTCTTACGTTGATGGCTTTTATCGCTACCCCAGGATGGACCTGGAGATGCTCAAGAAGTACGCAAAGGGTAACATCATTGCTCTAACGGCATGTGTAGGTGGAGTACCCGCACGGAAGGTATTTGACCGACAGAAAGACCCAAACTTCGAGAACTGGGAGCCCAATGACCTGCACTTTGATGAGATTCAACAGGAATTGAAAAAGGTTGTTGATGGCTTCAAGTGGGCTCTTGGTGAAGAGAATTATTATCTCGAACTTCAGTTCAACTCCCTGGGAGCGCAGCATCTTGTAAACCAACATCTCATTGAAGCGAGTAAGCGTACAAATACTAAGCTTGTTGTAACAGTGGATGCACACTACTCTCACCCAGACCACTGGAAGCAGCGTGAGATTTACAAGATGATGGCGTGGTCTTCCAGAGGCCAAGGCTTGGATACTTCCAAACTCCCGCAGAAGATGGAAGAGTTGAAATGTGAACTTTATCCAAAGAATGCCGAGCAGGTTTGGGAATCATACCACAGGTATAAGGAAGGCAAGGGCTGGGATTTCTATGATGACGATCTGGTGTGCGAGGCTATTGAACGAACACACACAATTGCTCACGACCAGATTGATGATATCACGCCAGATCGTTCTGTAAAACTACCATCGATCAGTCGCATGGTAGATAAGTTTGAGTTGGAAACAATCTATGATAAGGTTGGGACCGAGGCGACCGAAGACCAGGTTGCTTTTCAGGAACTGAAGCGTCAGGCAATTGCAGGTATAAAACGCAGAGGGTTTGCTGAAAACCAGGAGTACATTGCCCGACTCAAGCACGAGCTGAAGGTCATCAAGCATCTGAACTTCTCAAAGTATTTCCTCACGTACTCCAAAATTATGGAGATTGTAAGTGAACACATGCTGATTGGAAACGCCCGAGGATGCTTTCTCCCAGGGTCTCGTGTGAAAATGGCGGATGGGTTGCATGCCAAAATTCAAGATATCATCATCAGCGATAAAGTAATAGACGCATTTGGTAATGAACAATCTGTGGAAAACACTATGACATATGACATCGATGAAGAATGTATTGAACTTGAACTCGACAACGGTAAGGTGATTAGATGTACCAAGAACCATGAGATTCTAACTTCAAATAGAAGCTGGGTCGAAGCTCAACACCTCACCGAAGAAGATGTTGTCGTTGAAGTATGAAGCTGGCAGTGAAATTTGAACCACGTGATTTGTGGGTTGGTTTGTTTTGGGACAAAAAGCAGATGGTTTAAACTTGCATTTTTGCCCTTTGCCAATGTTTCTAATCCATGTATTGGTTTCATAACCAGTCCCTCGGCCTTTACCATTGAACACAACTATTCACGAACATGGGTGGCCGTGTAATTTGTCCAAAGTTGACCGCAGAACAACTACAGACAATCGAGAACATAGAATCTCCATGTCTGACAGAGGACATGCTAGCACCTATGTTAACAGAGTGGAAGATGACCTGGCATTCATTGAAGCGACGAGCCTGGCGCTCGGGCATCGAAACTAAGTTTGGGTACTCTTGGATGGAGTTTCAGGCAAATCAAAAACTTCACAGCAAATACAATAAAAACAACCTCTACATCCAATGTCCGTGTGGTAAGGACTATGTTTGTATCGTATTTGGGTTTATGAGAAGGAAACACCAAAAACCAGTTTGTGATAGTTGTTACAAAGAACAGTTTGCCTACGATACCGAATGGCGAGCCAACAATAGCAAAGCCCAACTTATAGCGCAAAATCGGCCTGAAACTCTTGCAAGGCAAACAGCTTCACAGAAAAGAAGACATGCACAACCTGGCATGAAAGAGAAGTATAGACAAATTGAGAAAAGGCTTTGGAAGAGCGCAGAATACCGTGAAAATGTAATCAAAAATTCTATTGCGATATCTGGTATGTATGAAGGTCTTACATACCAAAGTTCTTATGAATTGGCGTTCATTATCTGGTCACTAGAAAAAGGTTATTCGCTTAAGCGATTTGATCTAGAGGGGATTCCGTATGTATTTGAAGGAAAAGAACATCGATACTACCCAGATTTCATTGTAAATCAAAATCGAATTGTTGAAGTGAAAGGTCGTGGTGGCCTCTATTACAAAAAATTGCAATGGCGCTGCAACGCAAAAGACCATGCACTGAAGGCGTGGTGCAAAGACAACGAGTTTTATGCTAGACTAGTATTTGACTCTGACATTCCGAAACAACTGATTAAAGAAGCTCGAAAGTGGCACAAGGAAAATAACATTGGCAAAGCTAACAAAAAAGACTCTATTCCATTACACAGGCAAGGTTCATGATCTCACCGTCAGTGAATCTCATTCATATAACATTGAAGGATTAGGAGTACACAATTCTGCTGGCGGGTCTTTGCTTGCTTATGTTCTGAACATTACTCAGCTAGACCCGATCAGGTATGGCCTACTTTTTGAGCGTTTCCTCACACGCTTCAAGAAAGGCTTTCCCGATATTGACTCTGATTTCTCAGACCGTGAGAAAGCAGTTCAGCTTATTGCTGAACACTTTGGTGAAGAGAACGTCATCCCGATTTCTAACTTCAACCAACTTCAAATGCGCTCATTGGTTAAGGACTTGTGTCGCTTGAATGGAGTGCCATTCGAAGAGGTCAATAAATACACACGTAAAATTGAAAGTGAGGCATTGGGTGAGGCGAAGAAGAAGCCAGGCTTCGACCGACAGCTGTGGACATTGACATTTGACGAGGCAGCTGAGAAGTCCAAGACTTTTCAGGAGCTTATGGTTGAGTTCCCTGACCTTGAAAACAACATCAAGGTGTTGTTCAAGCAAATGAGAAACGTCTCACGACATGCTGGCGGCGTCATCATTACGGAGACTCCCAATAAGCACATGCCGCTCATCAAGAGCGGTGGGGTTCTTCAAACGCCTTGGCAAGAGGGATTGAATTTTCGTCACCTTGAAGGTTTCGGGCTTCTAAAGTTTGATATTCTTGGGCTTGGTACGCTTAGGATATTTGAGAACACAATTCGACGTATTCTAAAGAAACAGGGTACCAAATACCCAACATTCCGAAATGTGCAGGACTGGTTCTATACGAACCTTCATCCAGACAACAATCAGATGGATGACATCAAAGTCTACAAACATGTGTATTGGAACGGCAACTGGGCTGGAGTTTTTCAGTTCGTCCAGCCTCCCGTACAGAAATTCATTAAGAAGATGAAGCCAAGGACCATCCTTGATATCGCAACAGCAACTTCGATTTTCCGCCCTGGACCTCTAGCCATCGGAGCTGACAAGTTGTATTTGAACAACCGCAAAAACCCTGAGAGCATCATCTACAAACATGAGTTACTCGAAGAGGTGCTGGATGTCACCTGTGGACTAATTGTTTTCCAGGAGCAACTACAGCTCATCTACCATCAGATGGCTGGGGTTCCTCTCGAAGAGACCGACATGGTTCGTAAATCCTTCACAAAGAAGGACAAATCTAACAAGGGTGCAGCTGACGCACAGAGAAAGCAGATGCGTGAAGATTTCGCCATCAAATGCAAAGAAGTACACGGCACGCAGCTGATTACCAGCTACAAGATTTTTGACGAGATGGAAGAGTTCGTAGCATACTCGTTCAATAAGAGCCACGCTACCGCCTATGCCATCACTTCATATCAGTGTGCTTGGCTTCTCACCTATCATCCAGATGAGTGGATGGCCAGTTATATCGATTACTGTGCAACTGATAAGGGACACGTTACAGGCAAAGAAGCGCCTATCTCAATCGCCCTTGGTGAAGCTAAGGGTCTTGGTTACAAGGTTGGGAAGCCTGACATCAACGAGTCTGAGGCAGATTATCAGGTCAAAAACGGAGTGCTAATTCCAAGTTTCCAGGCACTGAAGCATGTTGGCATGCCCACACTAAGGGAAATTCAAGAATTCCGACCCTACAAAACGGTTGAGGAGCTTCTATGGAATCAGGATCAGACATGGAGGCACAGCAAATTCAACAAGAGAGCCCTTTCAACTCTTATAAAGCTTGAAGCTTTTGAGTCTATGGACCTTGTCGGTGAAGACAAGATGTTCAAGAACTATCGCCAAATGCATTATGTGCTTGTCGACCAAGCTGATAATCTAAAAAGAGCCTGTTCACGGAAAAAAGAACCACGTCCACCAGAAATCCTGGAAGACCTTATTAAGGAGGCTCAGGGGCTTAAGGACTGGACGATTGATGAGAAGATCGAGCACAGTCAGACGCTTGCAGGTTCAGTGAACATCAACCTTATCATCACAAAGGAGATCAAGGCCTACTTCGAAGAAAATGGTATTGGGTCTGTTGATGAATGGCGCAGTGAAAACAGTTATTATTGGGCAGTTGTAAAACGAAGTGTAGTAGCCAAAACAAGGAATGGAAAACCATATCTGAGAATGAAAGTCTATGGAGAGTCTGGCTCAGAGCAGGGGTGTTTTATCTGGGGATTCAACCCTAAGCGTGATGCAGTGATTCCTAGCAATACACTTGTGTTAGCTAGATTTAAAAAGTCAGATTTCGGCCTTTCAACACATTTTACCAAGTTGGATGTGATCGAACGTAAAGATGACTAATTACACCATAGTATGTCCAAACAACTTCTCCGTTTAATTGAGTCAGCGATTGATAGTGAAATCAGCCTATACCTGAGCGAAGCCCGTGGGGTAGCTGCGAGAGAAACTGGGCAATTGCTAGTTGATAATGATGGAACAGAATATGAAATTGCCAACATCCGAAAGTTCCCAGGTGAATCTGATTCATTCGATTCCTCAGAAGAGCTTTCAGATGCTGTCGATTCATTTCTGGAGCTGAACACTGAAGAAATAGATGTTGAGTTAATAGAAGTTAACTCAATCACTGCTGACAAAAAAGGTGCCATCTTAATTTATCTCTTAAATAAAGAGGATAACACCTACCGTGGTTATATCAGGTATGTCCAAAATACAAAAAATGGTGGATATGGCAAATGGACGATGGCCAAGTTTGCTAGAGACACGGGCCTGAAACTCAAGAAGGGGGCCGCAGCCCTTGAAGGTTTTGCGCTAAAGCCTAGTGACCTCATACAGGATGAAAATCTCCGTACTGTGGCAGAAGTAGTATCAACTGCGAAGACCAACACTGCACTAATGGTAAAATCTGGAGGCTTGCCTGCTGAAGCTGGAGAGCACGTTGAGATGCTATTAGACGCCGCCTTAAAAGGCGGGCAGTCCCCAGTTTTGCCTGGTGGTAACAAATATGCGAAGGCATACAACAAGTATCTTGGCGAGATACTTGCACCAATATCCGTCGTGTCCAATTGGGTGTCCACAGGAGACAGAGCTTCTTCCGAGAAGATACTGTTACCACAAAGTTCATATGCTCAGTGCAGAATTCGCTTCTTCCAGTCAGCCACCAATGCTCTTGTAGATTCAGAGTTGGAAGCGCCAAATGGAATGAAGGTTGGAATTAGCTCTAAGGCTGGCACAGGTGCAGCAGCATCTGTGACTTCACTTCTTTCTATTTTGAACGAAATTCAATCTAAGAACCCTAAGGGTTATCAGCATATCCTGAGCGAATATGGATTTCCAATCAGCATCATTCAAACAATTAACAACAACAACGCAATCCTCGGTGTCTTGGAATCAGCTAAAATTATGGGTATTGTAGACGACCAGGATATGAAGGTTGTCGTCAACATGAGAAGGATGCGTAGGGACAAAGCTGTTCAGGGAATGAAGGCAAACCACCCAAGCTTGTCTACACCAAATCTCATTGAGCTTTCTAAGCAAATGTGGGGCAAAACTCCTTGGGAGATCATCGACCCACCACCTACCTACCACCCATTCTTTCATCTGCTCGCAGGAATTGCAAAGAGACTAACAGCTCAGATTAACAGAGAAGACTCATTTGATGCAGCTGTTAGAGCAATTTTAAATCATAGCTCTGTCATCCAAGTTAATAGTAAAATGGGTCGTGTGAACAAGGTCGATGCCTTCTTTAAAGACTTTAATGTGGTATACCCACCAAACTTCCAGGGTAAAATCTATGCTAACTCAGGGAAGAACTTCTTTACTACGGGCATCAAAGGCAAAATTAGCTTCAAGATTAAAACAAAGGTAGGCTAAGCTACAATAGTGTTTACTTCAATTTGTTCGGCTGTTACAATGTTTATTGTTAGGAAATACAATGGCGTACTCAGCAACAATCCCAAAACATATAATATTCAATGGTTCATTCAAAGGCAAGAAGACCCCAACAAGAGCTGACTGGGACAGATTACCAACTACAGACCCACATCAGGGAGATGCAAGAAGGTTTTCTGAGAAGTTGTTTAACTGGGTTTACTGGGGAACGTCCTCAAAAAAGGAAGTAGAGCAACGTGCTAAGGAAAAGCTAAAATATATTCACTTGAACAAGCCTACAAAGCTTGCTGTAGTTGGTTGGAGTGCCGAATACATGCAGGCTTGTTTACCTACTGGACATGTTGTTGAACTCACGCCTGACATCCTATTCAATGCTATCCGAAGCAAAGGTTTCGAAAAGGATAAAAGGACATTGAAGGGTGAATTTATTTTTGTGCAGGCCAATCGTAAGCTCATACCGATTCAAGTAGGCTCGGGCATCTATAAAAGCATACTCAGGCGTGCAGGAAAGAAGGCCCAGGCTTCGATCAAAGTCAAAGACTTGGTTGTTGGCAATGTTTACAAAACGGCCGTCGGAAATTCCGCACTATTTTTAGGTTATGTGAACACAGAGACCATTGTGGTCGATTTACCGATAGGAGTAAAGTCTCACCTTTCCTGGAATCATCAGCAGCTAACCAAAAAAACGCCAGTTCAAGACTTCAAGGTTCGGTTCTTAAAAAAGAAGTTGGCGTCGCTCTGGTTTGAATTCCATATAGTAACCTGGAACGGTAATAAACAGACGTCAGAAACTCTTATGAAACAAGTCAATGACTATATTCATAGTCCACACGCCAGCTACGCTTTTCAGTGTAAAAAGAGTCACAGCTATATTACCAGGGAACCAAAATTTCAAGTCGACTTACCCACGGACATTGTCAACAGTGTGCGAAGAAGCTGCGAAAACCAAACCAGGAAGAAAATAAACCATTACCGATTACGTCGAGGTTGTGGCGCCAATTACAACATACCCATCGCCAAACTCAAGGGAGAACCAGACCATTTGAGACACCTGGATGCCATTATGGTGACACACCAATCTGCTTTATGTAATATGACCTTGTATGGTTTGGATGTGATTCGATCGGATGTCTTCAAACAGTTTGAGCCCTGGGAGACCAAAAGTAAACCAAGGAAAAATAAGAAGAGCTGAGTATTGTAATAAAACTTAGGCACCACGCTTAGGCGCCTTCCTAGGGTTTTCTTTTGGATTGCTGCACATACTTAACCGTGTTGCGCAACGAAAGAATTCCCATGGATTTGAAGCAAATCATCAACGGTGCTATCCGTGACTCTCTTCAGAGGTCAGGAAAGCTACCTGAATACACGAAAAAAGAAGTGGCCAGGCCAACCACAAATTTAGTGGAGTCTGTGAAGACCGCCAAAAGAGTAATCAAAGAAGCACTAGTGGCAATACCACAGGCCTTTACTTTAAACACAGAATCATTGTCGGAAGTTACTAAACGAGTACACCAACAGCTTTATAACTCTTACGTTGACACTTTCAACAAATCAAGCTCGGCGCTTGACGGGGCTGGCAAACATGAGGCGAATTCCAACTCTTCTGAGTATCGTTCCCTGAAGGTTGACGAAAACTATAACTTGAATTCAATCAAGCTTCATGAACTTTACTTTCACAACGTCGCTGATAGAGCATCAGAAATCAGTGTGGACGCATTGCCATATATGAGGCTTGCAAGAGACTTTGGCACCTTTGAGAATTGGCAGTTCAACTTTATGGCAGCTTGTAGGTCAGCAAAAAGTGGTTGGGCTGTATTGGTTTACGAGCCTTACAAAAACACCTACATGAATGTCGTGATTGACTCACACAACATTGGCATTCCGCTAGGTGCTGTACCTGTTCTCGTGATGGACATGTGGGAGCATGCTTACATTTGCGATTACGAAAATGACAAAAATGATTACATAGTTGCAATGATGCGTGAAATCAACTGGAACGTGGTTGAAGCTCGTATGGCGCTTGCTGAAAGATGTGATCTGGATGCACTTTTCATGATTAAGCCTGTGTATAATGCAGTTCCACAGGAAATGCTCGACAATGCTATGAGTCCGCCTATCGATCAAGTGACCACTTCAGGGGAGGTCGACGTTCCACCAACGACGCCTCCAGGACCTGAAACACCCTCACCAGTACGTCCAGAAGAGGAGCGTTACTGATGCGCAAGAAAAACAAAAACAATCTTGAAGTGTTGCTTGAGAGCTTACTAAAAGAATATCAACCACAAGAACGCCCAGAAGCCATGCAGGATTTTGCAAGTGTGGCTGACAAGGCTTTTTCGTTGGACCAAGCAATCGATCGGTACTTCGTTCAATATGAACGTGAAGCTATTCCTACCTCTGAAATGTTCGAATCGGCAAATGTTGACTCACTTGTTGATTTCCTGCTTGAACAAGATGAAGAACCAGTTGACGACGAAGCTGACGCAGAAGGCGGCCTTGACCTCGGAGGGGATTTGGGTGGTGACCTAGGTGGTGATCTAGGTGGTGATCTAGGCGAAGAAGACCCAGCCGCAGATGGTGAAGACGCAGGTGCTGGCGAACAACCAGTTATAAACACCCCTAAGATCAACCTACAAGACTTTACAAGAAGCGTGGCGAGGCTTACTAATAACCTTCCATCACTGATTGATCTAAACACACTGATCCTGAACCGTGCTGAAAAGTATGTTCAGAGTAACTACGATGAGAGAACAGCAAAAGAAATGATGGAGATTCTTGACACAAGCTACGACCTTAGGCCAACGGAAGATGAGGTAAGTTCTCAGAACTTGCCACAAAACCCTGAGCCACGTGCAGGTGTCACTGGCCCCGTTGGAGGCTAAAGTGTCCATCAAAAAGACGAAAATCGTCCTTGATTTCGATTCTGATTCTTTAAAAGAGCTTCGCAAGGTGCTCTTCAAGAGAGGTCTTACGCCTCAACAATTTTTGACTTATGTTGTTGAGCTTGTTTCTTTAAGGGACGATAGAGTGTCACAATTTATGGATGAGGCACTTACACATAAGCAAACGAACTCGGGAAGACATCGTGCTAACCAGCATGATGCCGAGTTGTTATATAAGCTCATTGAGGACCGCCTCAAGGAGAATAATAAAAATGGAGTTTAGCCATGTCGTTCAAAACGAAACTAACCGAAGCCCTAGAGACAATCTTGGAAGATGCCAGAAGTTCCGAAAAGGACGCCTCAATACACCAAAAGGCGTTTACAAAGATCTCTCAGGAGGAACCCGACAAAAACTATCTAGACCTGACTACACTCGTAAGCAATTTAAGCATGAAGGTTTCAACCTTGATTGACAGGGTCGAGCTGTTAAATGAACAAGTTGTAAACTGCTCGACACTCGCAGAAGAATTGATGTACACCATTGATCAATTTGAACAACAGACAGACAACACACCCAAGTTGACCGTACACTCCGAAGAGAAGAAGTACGGGTTAAACTAGGGTTTATTCATGGAAAAACTTAAGAAGTTCTTCGGCGCAGTCTGGGACTGGGTCAAGAAGAACTGGTTAACAATTCTTATTGTGATTGGTGTCTGCCTTCTTACGGCTAGTGCATTCTCACAGTTTGATCAAACTAAGTCATATAAAAATCTGTTGGAGCAGTATCACCAGGAATCTAGGGATCACCAGCAGCAAATCAAAGAATTGAGACTAATTGTTGAAGAAGAGCGGATTGAACAAGCGAGGCTCCTGCAAGAGTATTTAGTAGAGCAGAATAGGCTTGAGACTGAGTTCAAGGAGGTTCTTGGTCAAATCGACGACACCCGTGATAATACGCAAACTCAAATTGTGCGCAGACACGATAGGGACCCAACAACTCTCACAGGGGCTGTTACTAACACTTTCGGGATTCCTTCGGAATGAACATGCATAAGATAACTACCATAGTCGCTTTTAGCGTTTTCCTAACCCTTGGTCTAAATTCTTCTGGTGCATACGCCCAAGAAGAGTCTGGGGCTTCTGAGGAGGTTACAGAGGATTCTACAGAGGATACTGTTCGTGCAACAATTGATTGGCCTGAGCTTGATTTAACACTTGCTCCACTTGAGGAAGTTGAACTACCCCCTGCACAACTTTCAAATGGCTTACGAGGCGAACGCCAGACGTACCTGCAAAGAGGTGAGGTGGCGCCATGGCCAGGAGTACTCCTAAATCCATCAGCGGTAGCTTACCTAATCGCCGAAGCAGAAGCGGCACGCAGTCGAGCAGAAGCAGCTTTGCAACGTCAACGTGAATCTGACTGGAACCGTTTGAGGCTTGAAGTGGGTCAGCTGAGACTAAGGGTAACTTCTGACCGACGTCAGGCCGATGTAATCATTGCTGGTCTAGAACGTGAAGTAGAACGACGCATCCAAATACACGAAAGTTATGTAGAAGAACGCAATGGAGGATTCTGGAATACAGATTTTGGTGAAATACTCCAGTGGGGACTTGTAGTAGTTGGTGCAGCTGCGGTTGGCTTTGTCGTCGGATACCTCGCCGCCTCATTAGACTGAGAGATAGAACATGTTTAAGATAAGCGGCATGTCTGATGACATAGTTTTATCTGAATGCCCCGATAACGTTCCTGTTTCTTGGAAAAAAATTCTTTAGTAACTTGGTTTATGAGTCTAATCGGCATTGCTACCTTGTAGTTGTTGAGAGGAAACAAAATGAGCCACGATAAATTGGTCGCAAGACTTGAATCCAATTGGGAACTTTATATGAGCCTAGTTGGTCGCATTAAAAACGAAGATGTGAAAACTGAACTTCTTTCACTCTGTGATGAAGTAAAAGAACGGCTGGCAGCTGCGCCAGCCTCTACACGTCTTGAATTCGTCGGTGCCTACCCAGGTGGGCTTGTTGAGTACAGCTTGAATGTACTCAAGCTTGCGAAAGACCTTAACAGGGTTTTCGGGTCCAAGTTATCAGCAGATAGTTTGATTGTTACGTGCCTTTTTCACGACCTAGGTAAAATCGGCAATCAGGAAGAAGACCACTATGTCGAGCAGGAAAGTGACTGGCACCGCAACAAGGGCATGATGTACGAGTTGAATACCAATCTCCCAAAGATGCATCCAACTCAACGTTCGCTTTGGTGGTTAAACTCCTCCAGAGTTCTTCTCACAGAAGAAGAAGTGCACGCAATTTCTAGTCTTGGGCACATGAACCAAATGTACTCCTCAGAGTTGTACGAATCTCCAATGTTGTCCGTTGTTCTTCAGACAGCCGTTCGAGTTGCTTGCATGCAGGCGTCTGGTAAGACTTCCGTTATTGACTAAGACTGACTGTAGAAAGCTGATCACGTACTACACCAGATACTGGGAACTTGTCAAGGCAGCCAGCAATATGGTAAAAATGTATGAACCCCGCTGATTGTAAGAAGTTGATAGCCCGATATAAGTCAAGGGTCGCCTGGCGCAGGGTATATTATCTCAAGGATATCATTTCCGCTAGCGAAAAAGCGAAGCAACAGGTTGCCTCATGGCCTGAGTGGAAGAGGAAATTGTGATGACAGTGAAGGAAGCACAAAAACTTATCATGAAGTATCGTCTGGTGGTAGTCAAACTCACACTGAATGTAGCTATTAAAGAAGCGGTACTCAAACTTACAAACTTGCACATAAGTAGTAAAACTTCCCTCAATTCTGCGTCAATTTAACACTCGAAAACATGGCCAAAATAAATTGCTTGCAGTGCGTAAGTACTTGAAATCATTGAAGATAAATCTTCATCTCGGACGCTTAGAATTGGTCAATTTCGACCCAATGAACCATACTTATAGAAAGGAATGGAACAGACAACGAATGGCTTATAATCCTGATGAGGTGTATAAAAAATACCTTGTCGAAGGTGTGTCTAAGACAGCCAAATATTTCAACAAGAGTTTATCCTGGGTCAGATGGTTACTGACAAAACACAACCGTAAATTACGTTCACCTGGACCCAGGTCCAACAAGGTCAATCAAAAATATTTTTCACATATTAACACACCTTCCAAAGCTTACTTTCTAGGATTGTTGGCAGCCGATGGATGTGTTTCAACGAAACGCAATGCAATTAAATTGACACTGAAAAATGAAGATGCATATTTGTTAGAATACCTTAGAGAAGAATTAGAGGCAGAAAATAAGGTCAGAACGTACGGACCTTATTCGACTTTTGAAGTCAGCAGCAGAAGATTAAAGTCTGATTTATCTTGTTATGGGGTGACACCACAAAAAACTCACAATTTGTCCTGGCCCAATCTGAAAGAATCTTTTTACCCACATTATATCAGAGGGTTTATTGATGGAGATGGTTGCTGGTTTATTAGAAACAGAGAAGGTGTTACGCCAACATTAGGACTGCAAATTGCGTCTGCCTCACAAGATTTCTTGAAAGAGTTACAACGCCAGTTAACCGAGAATACTGGCATTCCCAATAAAAGACCGTACAAAATAAAGACTGCCCAATGTTATGAGTTGAAATACAGTGGGAATAATCTTAGCACGAAAATTAAAAAGTATGTTTACCCAAAAACCATGGGTAAATTCTACATGACACGCAAGCATGATGTTTGCGCAACCAAATAATAAACACAAACAATAGAAACAAATAGGAAATACACATGGCATATAATCTTGATGCAATCAAACAAAAAATCGCTGACCTTTCTGGTGGCCGCAACGGGGGCAAAAGTGACCGAGTGAAACTCACCTGGTTCAAGCCTTCACTACTTGCGGATGGCAGTAAAAACAGTTATGAAATTCGTTTCATGCCCTACACCGATCGACAGGGTCAACCTTTCGAGGAAGTGTCTTATTACGACAACAAGGAGCTTTCTGAGCGCCGTTTCGTATCCCCCGCTCAGTATCAGCTAGAAGACCCAATCTTCGACCTTATCAATGAGCTTCGTAAAGAGAATACACGTGAGACCTGGCGTCTTATGAACAACCTGCGTCCAAAGGATCGCTTTTATGCACCTATTGTTGTGCGTGGAGAAGAGGATCGGGGCGTTCAGATTTGGGAGTTGAACTCCAAGATCCTCAAGGACATTTACTCTATTCTTGCTCACCCTGATTATGCCGATGAGGACATGATGGATGCTGAGAACGGATTTGATTTCACTCTTGACGTAGAAGACTCTGGTAAGATGTTCGGCAAGTGGAAAGTCAAGAACTACAACCTGACTCCTCGCCGCAAGCCCACAAGGCTCGCCAAGGGAAAAAAGGACGTCGACGCTCTTGTCGCATCCGTACCAGACCTTGAGGCTTACTTCAAGGGTCAGGTTCGTAACCCTGAGCAGCTTCAGCAAACGGTTGAGAACTTCCTTGCTAAAACAGCTGGAGATGACGGTGAGGAGGATACCGAGAGCAAGGAACTGGGCACAGGCAAGGATCACAATGCTTCTAAGGGTGCCGATCGAGATAAGGAACACTCCAACACGGTGAAGAGCATTGAAGATGCATTCGCCGACTTGGATGATGACGTTGGTACTGTTTTCTAAGTCCCCGCTCCTTTAAAACGAAGAAGGCCAGCTAACGCTGGCCTTTTTTCGTCTAAGCCTGTTTAATCAATTAATGGGCACAGCTACAATTAAAGACAAGAGGTACCGTGGCCAAAAAGAAAAAAACAACAACAGACACCGCCAGTGCAGATGACATGGGTGATGACTTTACAACTGACCTTATTAAGCAGTTGAACAAGGAGAACGGCGAGAATATCGCTTTCAATCTTTCTACCGATGACGCCCCAACAAATATCAAACGATGGATTAGCACAGGCTCACGACAGCTTGATGCGATCATTGCAAACCAAGCAGTCGGGGGCTTTCCAGAAGGTAGGATTGTAGAAATTCAGGGGCCAACATCAAGCGGCAAATCACACATTGCTTTCGAAGCCTCTAAGGCGACCCAGAAGATGGGAGGAATAGTTGTTTACATAGATACGGAAAACGCCACTAGCCTTGATAACCTTAGTGCAATTGGTATCGACGTAAGTAACCGTTTCATCTTTTGTCAGACAGCGTGCACGGAAGAAATTTTCAAAATTGCTGAATCAACGATCCTTAAGGCTCGTGCTATGCAAAAGAATGTTCCAGTAACAATCGTGTGGGATTCTATTGCCGCCTCGTCTCCTAAAGCTGAGCTTGAGGGCGATTATGACTCTAACACGATTGGCCTCCAAGCCCGTGTGTTAGGTAAAGGCATGCGTAAAATCGTCAATATTATTGGTAACCAAAATGTCCTCTTCCTTCTCATTAACCAACAACGTCAGAAGATCGGTGTCATGTTTGGAGACCCTTGCGTTACTCCAGACACTAGGATTCGAATTCGCAAGTATGTTTAGCTGCATGAAACCAGCAAAGAACAAAAAAAGGTATGCACACTCAAAAGAAACAAGGCGGAAAATCGCAGCAGCGAATACGGGAAAGGTCTTTTCGAAAGAGCGGCGAAGAAACATTGGAGAAGCTCAGAAGGTTATCCTTTCGGAGGAACAAGTTAAATAACTTCACGGTTATTGGGATAAAAGGTTCGTCCCGCCCAGGTGGATTAAGACTAAACTAGGAATTTCCGATAGGGTTTATCGCAGATATGTTCGGGATCAGTGCGCTAAAAAGCAGATCAAATACCTGCCCCAGGATTTATCACCAGAAGATTATGAACAAATAATTGCATTGTGCCAGGCGGAAGTACCTTACGGGCACATAGCCAATAAACTAAATCTCAAACTAAGAAAAACAAAACGAATTATAGACAAGCTTAGCCAGTTTTATCCAATAAAAGCTATACCAAGTCCAAGATATCAGCCGACCGAGGAACACAGGAAAAAATTGCGTTCTTGGATAATAAGATACAATAAAGCAAACCCAAAAAGAAAAGAAAAAAATCCAAATTGGAAAAGTGGTTTAACGAAAACCGCTAGTTTGATTAGGAAAAGTTACGCATATCGAAAATGGAGGCAGAGTGCTCTGAAACGTGATGAGCACAAATGCATCAGATGCGATAGAACAGAAAAATTGCACGTAGATCACATTTATCCTTTTTGTTTGCTTTTAGAAGAAGGTAATATCAAATCTGTTGAAGAGGCAAAAAGATATGAACCTCTTTGGAGAACCTCAAACGGAAGAACATTGTGTGAAGCTTGCCACCGAAAGACAGAAACTTATGGAAACCGAAATAAAAAAACACAATCTTGAAACAAGGCATGAACGTCAGTTCGTGGAAGAGGAAATCACATTTCGTGAATTGGCAAAACGTATAGGTATAGAAGATCTAAATACGCCAGAAATCTACAATATAGAACATGAAAAATATGAAATCCTCTCATATGATCACGAATCCAAGCAGGAAGTTTGGAAGCCACTGAAAACGTTTGTCGTCAAACAAAATGCAGACGAGCACTACCAAGCAAATACTCTTCACGGCACCAAAGACCATAAGATCTTTGTTGATGGCGAGTATATTCGTCTTGAAGACTACATTGGTGCTGAACAAGTACAACACCCCATACAAGTTGTTGATTGCGAAGTGGAAGACACTCACAACTATATTGCTGAAGGGTTTATTAACCACAACACTACAACACCTGGTGGGATGGCTATCCCTTACGCAAGTTCAGTCCGTGTTCGTATTTCTTCTACTGGGCAGCAGCAAATTAAAGATAATGCAGGGAACGTCATTGGCATTAAGGTGAAAGCCAAGACGATCAAGAACCGTGTAGCTCGGCCATTCCGCACTTGTGAGTTCCAGATTATCTTCGGCGTCGGCGTTGTTGAACATGAAGAAGTTTTTGACTTGTTTCGTGCACATTGTACGGAAGTTATCAAACAAGATAAGGATGCTTACGGTGTAGTTCATAACGGGAAATCGATCCTCGTCGCTGGCACAGCTGCTTGGAAAACATTCACTGTGACTGACCAGAGTACGGGTGAAATTCTTGTTGAGGAAAAATTCTACAAGCCTAATTTCAACAGGGTTCTTTACAACCCTGCTTACCAAGAGTACGTTGACGCACTATATACCGATGCATTGGTCATGCAACGTGATGCAAAGGAACATTTGACTTTTGCGGGTGTAAACAAGGATTCCGTTGAAGAGGCTGAGGCACTAAAGGCGCATGGAAAGTGAAACTCGCCACCAGAAGATATTGGTCAAGATTGCCAGGAAAGCTAGTAGACCCCAAAACAGGTGATGTGTTATCAGATGACTGGAATAGTGGGAGTACAGGTCGGTACAGTGTATACGAGTGGTATCATACCCTCATGCCACTAATAATGTCAATACAAGATGAGCTTGGAATTGTCAAGGCGATCTCACTCGACCCTGAAAGTTTGGTTAGCGTAATCATGGAAGTTCTCATTAATTTTAGACCACCAGAGATTAGTCCTTGTAACACAGACGAAGTTGTTTTTGGCAGCTTGATTCTAGCTGGTACAGAAATTCCACTGTATAAGATTGACAAGTTTAAAACAGAAAGTTTGTTCCTGTCGATTAAGGATAGTGGACATGTTGAATTGGTCATAATAGGCTAGTGGTTGAAGAGGTAGTATGGAGTACGAGTTAAAAGAGAAGTCGGGCAAATTGAAATTCTGGTCGAAGAAGCCAGGTGTATATATTGATCAAGACACCAGCGAACCAATTCCCCCAGAAGAAGCTATAAAAGCGGGAGCGCCGTTCTTTTTTGACAAATTTCAATGGAACAAAGGTTTGGCAGAATTGATTAGGAATATTTCTCGTGAGAACAGCGGCAAAGGAGTTATTGTAACTTCTAGGGGACCGCATTTGATCCTGGAACACCTTCTCTGCTTCCGTGCAAAGTTTGCATACGACAATCTTGTAGACAAAGGTAAGTACACACATGGAGAATTGAATTTTCAAGACTCAGTTGTTGATGAGATGGAAACCGTTCGGGTTTATTTTGACAAGACAATTGTAGAAGGAGGAATGTATTATGTGACCGACGAAGGCATCTATACACCTATTATCATTCTAGACATGGAACAAGACAAATGAAGTACAAAGAAGATTACAAGACTGATGACCCACGATGGGTCGAACCGCCCAGAAAAGCTCTTCTAGGAAAAGAGATAGCTATTTGTTTCAAAAGACTTAACCGCTGGGCAAAGATACCCGAGTATAAATCCTCAGAAGCAGCTGGAATGGATCTGAGTGCCACAGAAGCCGTAGTACTGCCTCCAGGACGCTCTGCTATTGTATCTACAGGACTAGCCATGTCATTGCCCAAAGGCTTTGAGGCTCAAATAAGACCACGTAGCGGCCTAGCAGCAAAATATGGTATTACCGTCCTCAACTCTCCAGGGACAATTGATTCTGATTATCGTGGTGAATTAAAAGTGATCCTTATTAACCATAGCCAAGAAGAATTTGCTATTGCTTCTGGGGACCGCATCGCACAAATGGTAATCGCTCGTGTTGAGCAACCTTCTATTCACACGGTAGAGACTCTTGAAGATACAGAACGGGGAGATGGTGGACTTGGTTCCACAGGATATAAATGACTAGACACCAGTTCGAGCATTTAATTCTAGGGTTCATCTTGATGCTGCCTTTCTTCTTCCTTGTAGGTTTTAAAGTTCATGATATGCTCAAGCCAGCTTTTTTTTGTGAGCAGGCATGCAAAGAACTCGATGTCAGTTATGTCGGTTGTGACAACAACATTTGTCTTTGCAGACATGAGCAAGAATATGAACTTATCCACGTTGAAAGATTTAATAATGGTGAAACCAACTTCATAGTTGAATGCTCAAACTGATTTTGGCTGGTTTCACATGAGTGTGGAAAGGTCTTTAAACAAGAAAGAAGGCGTCCTAGAATGTATTGGCACCAGGTGCTGCTTACCACAGTAACAGTTGAATGCCCACTCGTTGTGCGTCGTGTATCATAAGGCAACAAAAACATGCGGATCAAAAATAAGGAAAATGCGTGAGTACCAGAGAGAAAAAAAATAGGCCATACCTGTTCATAGACGGATTAAATGTGTTTATCCGCCATTATTTGGTCAACCAAACTGTTAGCTCGAAAAGCGAGCCAATCGGAGGAGTAGTAGGCTTTCTTCGTTTTTTAAACTACGCTATTGACACCTTTGCACCGTCCAAGGTGTTTGTTGTATGGGAAACGGGCGGCGGCTCAGCCCGACGCCGTAAAATCTACAAGGAATACAAAGCCAATAGAGGCAAAATTAAAGAGTTTAAGAAGCTCAAGGCAGGGACTGCCTCTATGCGAGATACACTCGTAACAGACGGTGAAACTAAAGTTAAACAACTGTCACAGTTATACAAGCTATTAAAACATACACCTGTGTGTCAAGTCTTTGTAAGTGGCACAGAATGTGACGATGTGCTTGCTTATCTAGTATCGCAACACTTTAGAAGTGACTCAACCGATAAAATTATTGTGTCGAACGACAAAGATTTCTATCAGCTGCTAGAAGACGACAGTGTAACCATCTATGATCATGCGACAAGAACGGTTTATGATGGCGATAAAATTTTTGAAAAGTATGGAATAGCACCTCGAAATTTCTGTATGGCCCGTGCCCTTGTCGGTGATAACAGTGACAACCTTCACGGCGTCGCAGGAGTTGGGCTAAAGACGGTTGTCAAGAGATTCCCACAAATTGCTGATAGATCTATGGACCTGAACACTGGTATGATTATGGAATTCTGTGATAAGCAAGTAGCGGCTAAGGCTCGGCAAAAGGTCTTCAAGCAAGTTCGTGAATCAGAAGATATTGTAAAGCGCAATTGGAAACTCATGCACCTGTCTTCAGCAATGCTATCTGCGAAAGAGATTGCCAAGATAACTCATATCGCTGAAAACCACGAGCCCAAGATGGATAAGATCGCTTTGATCAAGGACGTATTGGCTTCAGGAATGGCAATCGCTTTTGACTTTGAGAAGTTTACAAGCGAAATGCGTCTGCTAATGACCTACTGAGTTGAACACGTCTAGGATTTGATTTTCGGAGTTTGTTAGCAGTGATTGAATACCGAAATGTAGTGGTGAAGGAAGGTCGTTAATTGAAAACCAACCTACATCATCATTTTCCCAGTCAAGTGTGGGTTTAAACTCATTTGGTACGACACCAATGAAGTTGTAGAATCGAAACTTGCCTGATTTGAAGACATGAGCAGGGACGAGGTCTATAGGGCCCGAGTATCCTAGCTCCTCCTCAGCTTCTCTATTGGCCGCAACACTTGGGGATTCATCCTCATCATCTATCTTCCCGCCTGGGACGCCCCAGGTACCTGGTTCATTCACATAACCGCTACGGAGGACAAGAAGAAGTTTGCCCGTATCTTGAGCGACCAGTAAAATACCTGCCCCACGATTACCCCAAAATCTAGAATCGTCACCATCCGATGAATGAAATTCACCTTGTTCATCTGGCACTAGATGAGATTCATCATTATTATCAATTTCTTTTAGGACCGCCGAAACGGCCATTTCGATTAGCTGTTTTAGGTAGCCTTTTTTCATAACCATAAATACGTGTTTTATGCGTATTTTACAAACAAAATAGTAAACAAATCATTTTGGTCTACCTTGGAATTTTGTCCACGACGGATCTCTTTAAGCTACGATGCTCCGCAATTGTCTACTGCCAGGCTCGTAGGTTACGAACGTACCAGACTCGTTTAAACACCTATTCGAGGATGGCAGACTTTTCTCTACAAGGCCAAAACAGGAGCAGTAAATGACCGAAGAAATGCCAACACCACCAAAACAACACTTTTCATTTGACAAGAACTTCCAAGCGAAGATTGTCCAAGCACTCATCGTAGATCGCCCATGGGCGGCTCAGATGAACGAGGTTCTCGACACAGAGTACTTTACCCTAGCACATCTCAGACTCGTAGCAGCCACGCACCTCGGGTATTACCAGAAGTACAAAGAGTTTCCTTCAATCGACCTGCTTATTTCTGAACTAAAGGAGCAGTTGAAAAACAAACATGACGCAGTACTTCTTGACCAGGTAAAGACTTTCCTAAAGAGGGTCAAAACGCACGAAGATCTGGGCGACCTTCCCCTTGTAAAGGACAAATCATTAGACTGGTGCAAACGTAGAAGGCTCACACACGCACTAATGCAGTCGGTTGACCTGGTTGAATCAGAAAATTACGACAAGGTAATCGAGATAGTGAAGAAAGCGATTCACGCTGGAAACCACCACTCCCCAGGTCTTGATCTTTTTGAAGACGTTGAAAGCCGCTACTCAGAAACCTACCGCCGTACAGTTCCAACAGGAATTACCGAGTTGGACCAGCGGAAGATCCTGAACGGCGGACTCGGTGCTGGTGAGCTAGGCGTTTGTGTAGCACCTACTGGTGTCGGCAAATCTCACTTCCTGGTGCACGTCGGTGCACAAGCTCTCCTAAAGCAGAAGAACGTTGTCCATTACACTTTTGAGTTGAATGAACGTGCCATGGGCATTCGCTATGATTCACACATCTTGGACCTTCCAAGTCTTGAATGTTTTGACCACAAAGCTGCGATCCAAGAGTTCTACCAGGATAACGCAGAGAATCTAGGTCGTCTACGAATCAAGTACTACCCTACTTCTTCAGTTACGGCTATGACTTTGCGTGGGCATATTGAGAAACTTGCCACACAGAATTTCCGACCCGATGTCATTATTGTAGATTACGCAGGCATCATGAGGTCTTCCGAGCGTTATGACTTGCTTCGCATGGAGCTAAAAAAGGTCATGGAAGAGTTGCGACAGCTTGCGACTGAAATTGATGTTCCTTGTTGGACAGCAATTCAGTCCAACAAGGAAGGCGCTCAAAATGATGTTGTCGATCTGACTAACATGGCTGAAGGCTATGGTCAGGCACACGTAGCAGATTTTGTTGTAGGGCTTTCAAGAAAGTCAGCACAAAAGGCCAATGGTTTCGGCAATATCTTCATTGCGAAGAACCGAGCTGGCGTCGATGGCATCAAATATCAAATTCACCTTGACACAGCTAAGTCTAAGCTTCGTATCCTGACAGATGACGAAGTTGCTGAATACTCAAGCGACATGGGCTCTGACGACCATTCCTTCATTCGAAGGAAGCTTCGTGAGATACAGAGCAACAAGTCAGGCAGCTGAACTGAAACACCAGGTATAATCAATGGCAACATTCGAAGAAGCACATAAGCAATCACTAAAATATTTCAAGAACGATGAACTAGCAGCCAATGTTTTTATTACAAAATATGCTATAAACAACCCAAGAGGTGGTTTAGAAGAAACAACTCCTGAAGATATGCACAGGAGGCTTGCAAGCGAGTTTGCAAGAATTGAAGGTAAGTTTAAAAACGGGCTGTCCGAAGAGGCAATTTACCAGTACCTCAAAGATTTCAAATACATAATCCCCCAAGGATCGCCGATGGCTGGTGTCGGAAACCCTTATCAGGTTATGTCTCTATCCAACTGTTTTGTGATTGAGGAGCCGTATGATTCTTACGGAGGTATCCTTAAGACAGACCAAGAACAGGCTCAGCTGATGAAGCGCCGAGGCGGTGTTGGCTTTGACATCTCAAGTATCCGACCTCAAGGTCTCCTAACGGCAAATGCAGCAAGGACTACGGATGGTATAGCTGTTTTCATGGATCGTTTTTCAAACACCTGTCGTGAAGTAGGACAAGGAGGGCGTCGAGGTGCACTAATGCTCTCAATCTCAGTACACCACCCAGAAATTCGCACGTTTATCAACATCAAACGTGACCGCAAGCGTGTGACTGGAGCCAACATTTCCATTCGACTTTCGGATGAGTTTATGAATGCAGTCAAGAAGGGTCAAGAAGTTCAGCTTCGCTGGCCCATCACTCAAAAAGTAGACCCAAAGGTCGAAGCCTGGGTCGATGCAGCAGAGCTTTGGCACGAAATTATTGAGTCAGCCCATGAATCAGCTGAGCCTGGACTTCTGTTCTGGGATACAGTTAAGAAATACTCTCCAGCAGACGCCTACGAATCAGTAGGATTCGGAACAGTATCAACTAACCCATGTTTTTCTAGTGATACACTAATTGCGTTGGCTGACGGTAGAGATGCTGTTTCAATTAAACAGCTCGCAGATGAAGGTAAAGATGTCCTACTGTACTCAGTAAATCCAAAAAACGGTCATGTTGAAATAAAAACAGGAAGAAACCCTCGCCTGACAAACCTCAATCAGAAGCTATTAAAAATAACGCTTGATGATGGAACGACCCTTAGGGTCACTCCGAATCATAAAATGATTCTCAGGGACGGTCAAACAAAGAATGCTAGGGATCTAGTGCCTGGCGATAGCCTGCCCTCATTCAGCAAGACTCCTGTCTGCATGAATAAGTCTGGTAATAAATACTACCAAGTAAAAACTGAGACCCGCTCGGCAGAACCTAAAAAGAGATACGAACATAGACTCATAGCTGAAGCCACTCAAGGTAAGTTGTGGACCGAAAAGTACCAAGCTGAGAAACAAAATGGCTGGGTAAAAGGAGGGTTGGTTGTACATCACAAAGATTATGATGGCACCAATAATGATCCTGATAATCTTGAGATAATGACTTTTCGTGAACATCAGCAATTTCATGCAACGCATGATAACAATGGTTCAAACAACGGTAAATTCCTCGGAAAAAAATCTAAGGAAATCTATAAAGAAGCACTGAATTTTACTCAGGATCTTGGCCGAAGGTTCTCACACCAGGAATGGCAAGATTTTGCCAAGAATAAAGGGTTGCCACAGACATTCTCTAAAATGCATCATGCGGTCTTAGGCCGAAGCCCTGCTGAACTTTCTATGCTTTGCGCCAGTACTTTGGGCTATGAACACACTGACAAAGACCCACGTTTGGTTAGAACACTACAAGAGATGATCAGACAAGGTTATGAGGCGTTTATTTCTGACAATACGGTTCAGGTAAAGAAAGAGTGCGAAACTTGTGCAACATCATTTGTAACTGAACACAACAGAAGAGAAATTTCTTTCTGTACACATGCATGTTCACTTGAATACGTGAATTCTGATCAGAGTATAAATGCGAAGCGAACAAAGGCCATTAACCGTAAGGCAAAAGAAAAGGCTGAGCTTCGAATGCGAGACCAGATTAAAATTTGGAGTTCCTTGCAGTACGAGCTAGGACGAAAGCCGTTGGCCAAGGAGTGGGAAACTGCCTGTAAACAAGAAAACGTCCCATTTAGGCTGGGTCAAAAAATAAAGCATGGCTTTAAAAGCTACAGTGAAGTTTGCGATGCAGGTATTGAGTACAACCATAAGATTGTTTTAGTTGAAGAGGTTGAAGGCACACACTCTGTGTACAATATTACAGTAGATGACAGCCACACAGTTGGCATCATTACTGGTATAACAGGGCAACAAGATGGTACAAAGTCATTCAAGGGAACCTTTGCACATAATTGCGGAGAAATAACTCTCTCACCATATGATTCGTGTAGACTGCTACTTGTCAATTCTGTAACATTCGTCAAGAACCCGTTTACAGCCGAAGCTGCATTTGACTGGGAAGAGTTTGCAAATGTTGTACAGGATTCACAGCGCCTCATGGACGACCTGGTTGAGCTTGAGCTGGAAGCTATTGATCGAATCCTGGCGAAAATCGATGCCGATCCAGAACCTCCTGATGTAAAGAAAATGGAGGCTGATCTATGGAACAAGATTCGAACAACTGCTGAAAATGGGCGACGGACTGGACTTGGACTTACAGCGGTAGGTGATGCCGTTGCAGCGATGAATGTTGTCTACGGGTCCCCAGAGTCGATTGAGCTTATCAACGAAATATACAAGAATCTGGCACTAAATTCACACCGTTCTAGCGTGAAACTTGCTGAAGAGCGTGGTGCCTTCCCTGTGTATGATTACGAGCTTGAGAAGGATCACCCCTTTATCAACCGCATCATGGACCTTGATCCAGAAATGAAAAAATCCTGGCAAAAGTACGGTCGACGGAACATCGCAAACACGACAACAGCTCCAGCTGGTTCTGTTTCAGTTCTTACTCAAACTACCAGCGGCATTGAACCAGCGTTCATGCTGTCCTACAAGCGCCGACGAAAGATCAACCCAGGAGATCATGATGCCCGTGTTGATTTTGTTGACGACATGGGCGACAAGTGGCAGGAATACACGGTTTACCATCACTGGTTTAAGAAGTGGATGGAAGTAACTGGAAAGTCTGATCCAAAGGACAGTCCTTACCACGGCGCCACTTCGAACGATATTAACTGGTTAAACAAAGTAAAGGCCCAGGCCGCTGCTCAACAGTGGGTTTGTCACTCAATCAGCAACACTACCAACGTGCCAGAAGATACTACAGTAGATACAATCAAAGACATTTACATGGCTGGATGGGAAACGGGCTGCAAGGGAGTTACTGTGTATCGTGACAAGTGTCGTACAGGTGTATTAGTGTCGGAGGATGAAATTCGTTCATCAGACAAATTTGCCTATCACCATGCTCCAAAGCGCCCTGGACAACTCCCTTGTGACATCTACCATATGCAGGTTCGTGGTGAGAAGTGGAACTTCTTTGTAGGGATCTACGATGATAAACCTTACGAGATTTTCGCTGGCCGCTCGGAACACATCCACCTTCCACGTAGTCGCAAGAGGGGTGTGATCAAGAAAAATGGCACTTACAATCTGTACACAGGTGAAGGTGAAAATGAGCTTGTGATCAAGGACCTTGCATCAGTTTTCGCAAACACCACAGAAAGTGCGTTCACTAGGACCGTTTCACTTGCACTTCGGCATGGTGCTCCTGTCCAATATGTCACCGAACAAATTGAAAAGGGTGCTGACAAGGACAATGAGATGTTTACAATGGCCAAGGGTCTGATGCGGGTACTCAAACATTACATCGAGAATGGTACTAAACCTTCACTCAAAAAGTGTCCGAACTGTAGTTCAAAAGACCTAGCTTACCAAGAAGGTTGTATTACCTGCCAAGGTTGTGGGCATTCAAAGTGCGGGTAAGACTCATTACGTAGAATGCCGTAATAACTAGGCAATTAAGCATTTGTAACAATAATGTAACAAAGCGGTGTTTTGTTTCTATTTATTCATATGCGTGTTCTCACACGTTTTGAAAGTAGAGGCAAAGATGAACAAAGTAGTTTTTTGGTTAATGGGAGCGTTGTTCCTTACGAGTTGTGGGGCCAGGCTCCCAGACCTGCATGTGCCAGGTAATCCAGATGAATTGGGGAATGTTTACGAGGCAGTTGTAGCGCTGGTTCACGAAGAAAACGAGAACATTAGAGGCTCGTATTGCACTGCAACATATGTCAGCCCAAGGCTTTTGGCAACAGCAGCGCATTGTGTGCCAGCCGTAAACAGAGTCACTCTGGCACCTGGCATAACAGTCGTACTTCCAGGATCTAGCAATCAATCGCCAGTTGGACAATCGGTTTCTTTCATCGAGCATCAGCATTATTCTGAATGGGTTGGTAGAGACGACGAGGATGAGAACCATCCCGTACTTACACACGCTACTGTAGTGGTAGTAGATGATGCAGATGAACACGATGTAGCGTTGCTAGAACTTACAGCTGATGAACCAGATGCCGAGCACTGGCTCGAAATGAGGAATCTCACAAATGAACCTCTCAGAGCTGGAGAAGTTGCTTACTCAGTAGGAATGCCCGTTGGACAGATTTGGATTTTAACGGAGGGCATCATCTCTAGGGTTCATATTCGCCTAAACAATACGATTGACATCCTTCACCAAGTTCGCATGGGACCAGGCTCATCGGGCTCTGCTCTGATGGATGCGAGAGGCCGAATGATCGGTGTTAACTCAGCTGGTTGGGGCACACAAAGCTCAGGGATCGTTTTAGGTCAGGCAAAACCCATCAACTACATCCAAACTATGATCAGGGTTCTGGAAGGACAACGAGAAATCGAACAGATGGACAGGAATTTCCGAGAGTTGATAAGAGAAAATGCATAAAAAACTTGTTGGATTAGTAGTCCTGTTTGGGCTGTTAGTTGGTGGTTGTACTGTTTTGGCAGCTGCTACCGAGCAGCGGCTCGCTGACAATGCAGAGTTGGTAAATGCTGCAATGAATTCAACGGTTGCTCTTGTTGAGAGAGGGGATGACGGCTTGTCGGCGCCACAATGCACAGCCTTTTTTGTTGGACCGAGAATTTTGGCAACAGCAAATCATTGTGTGGAAATCCCCCAATACCAGGTTTATTCACTTGGATCTGATTTGACCATAAGGTTACCAATACCTGATGCGGAACCAACAATCGGAAGCGAAGTCTTGTTTATTACTCACGAAGTTCACATGAATTTCATTAGAAACTATAGCCGAATTTCTGAACCTGTAACTCACAGAGCAATTGTGGTACAGACTAATCCAAGCGAGGATGTAGCCTTACTGCGCCTGGTAGAGGGTGAACCAGATTCAGTACATTGGTTTTCTATGGCTCCTGCTTTACCAAGGATTGGTGAAAGGGTCTATGAAATTGGGATGCCAAGCAGCCAGTTCTGGCTTTTCACTGAGGGGATGATCTCATCTATTCGTGAGTTTCCAAACGGCAGGACTAGAATTATTCACCAAGCACACGTCTCGCCAGGAGCTTCTGGTGGGCCCTTGTTTAATAACTTTGGCCAAGCAGTTGGTGTGACAACTTCTTTTGTAAGAGACGCACATTATATCGGGTTTGCAACAGTTATTTCAGAGGTTCAGAGACTCGTGTCGCAGCCAGTGGTGATGCTTGGTGAACCGACTATTTTAACCGACCACCCAGTTTCTTCATCTGCGTGTCAAAACATTACATGCTCCTTGCCTGAACTAGAATAGTTATAGGCGTGACAAACACGCTAAAACAACTTGTAGAAAGCCTTGTGGTTGAAGAACTACGAGGTGTTTCTTTGTCTGAGTCTTGGAGAGGTTTTAACATGAAGCGTTTCAAGCTCTTAGAAACTCCCGAAGAGAGAGTCCAATATGCGCTAGACCATCTTCCACGCCTTGGCAGGGGCGCAGCAAGAATTGTATTTGGACTAGGCTCAGGCAAAATACTGAAGATAGTTCACAGTAAACGTGGCAACACACAGACAAGAAACGAAGTAGAAGCTTATACGAAAAGTGGTGCTGAAGACTTCCTGGCTAAGATTTATGACTTCGATTCTGAAAATTATATGTGGTTGATAGCTGAAGGTGTCAAAATAATCGCTGACAATGCTGACCTGATGAGTAAAATGCATGTTAGCGAGGTAGCTCTGGAATGGGTGATTATGCTTGCTTACCAGAATATAGAATTCGACGAGGCATTGGTTCAAGGCATTGAATACCATAACAACCACTACAAAGATGAGTTCACTAAATTTACCATAAACAAGCCTATTGAATTGAGTGATTTGAATAACTTGGACCTTGAACTGTTTGAAAAGGCTTTTGAGGCCACTAGAGCAGGCATAGAGGATATTGAGCGTTATGACCACTGGGGTATGACAACAGATGGACGCCTAGTTATTGCTGATTATGGGCTTACCGAAGAAGGGTTTATGGATTGATGTACGCCTTGCAAAAATTAATTGAAAGTCAAGTGCGAAAGACACTGGCAGAATCCGTTAGAGGGTTTAACTTCAGACACTTTCAGCAACTTGAATCCTACGAGGAGATGTACGCATACGCAGATGCACATCTAGACCCCCTTGGCAGTGGCGTTGGGAGAACCAGATAACATGAGCACCCTAAATAATTTAATAGAACAAGAGGTCCGCAAGGTACTCCGTGAAGCTTCTTACACCGAAGCGGACATCCCCAAGGTTTTTTGGATGGTGACTTCCGTCGATGAACACTCTGAAGATACCCTTGAGCAGCTGGCCACGGGGGAGCTTGTAGGGGTCAAAGGAATCTCCGATACAAAGGAGATTGTGGTTCAATGGCTCGGAGTAGCTCGAAACGCCGTCCTGGTCATCCCAGCAAAGAAGTTCCTTGAGGTAAATAATGTTTCTCGTGTGATGTATGACAATCCTCATTACCTTGTCTCAAAGGGGATGGCTGCCCTATTCAGGCTTTTCAACCGCTCTCCAGAAAATGATTACGACTGGACAGGCCTCATGCAAACCGTCATGGATTATGTCAAGGCCCAGGGCAAGAAGTCAGAGCAGGCCAGTAAACCTATGGCTACAGTCTTATACAATATTGACTATGGCACTTTGGCGCCAAGTTGGTATGGAAGGGCATACAAAACTGAGAAGCCTTCTATCAATACCCTAAAAGATCTGACAGCATGGATTCATAAAGCCACAATCAAGATTGCCAATGACAATGAGAAACACATTGTCAAGGATGCGGAGTTGCTGACTTTGGATGATTGGATGCCCCTCGTGGAAAAGGCACTCAAAGCCATCGGTGCCACCTACCGATCTGAAGGTGAATGGTTTGTCAAAGACGATGCTATGTCAGTCCCTAAGGACAGCATATTGTTTATTGGCGTTGACGTGGACCCCAAGACAATTTCCGATGAGGCCCGTGAGGAATTTGCTCAAGACCCAGACCCTAGATCGCATGTAAATGGCTGGCCTACACCGCAGATGGTACAAGAGAAACAAGCGCTGGAGATTATGGCGCTAGCTAAACGGTATGGGCTTGAAAACCACTACCGACTCAAGTTCATCTCAATGAAGAAATTTGATGCATACAAGAAAAAATTCTGGACAAGGAAATCAAAGCAATGAAGAAACAGGAGTTGCAAGTCCTCATCAGCGAATGTGTTAGAGAGGTGTTTGTTGAAGCTGAGCGGGCTCCACTAACGGAAGCCTTCAGAGGTTTTAATTTAGCGCACTTCAAAAAACTCAGTCGACATGAAATGAACAAAAAGCAAGAACTGCAAAATCTCATTAGTGAGTGCGTAAAAGAAGTTTTAGATGAAGCGAAGTCTACACCAGGCAACCCAAACGTATTTTGGCTCGTAACAACAATCAACGAAAAGGTTACGGACAAAGTAGAAGACCTCGCCGATGGTGTTCTCCATGGGGTATCGGGCATTTCTGACAATCGCAAAATCCTGATGCATTGGCTCGGTATTGGACGCAACGCTGTTTTAGTGATGGATGCCAAGAAACTGATGAATGATAATCAAGGCCGTGTTGACCGAGTACGCTATGATGATCCGTACGACCTGACTCGGGATGATTTAGCTTATCTGCGACGCATTTTCAATGCAGACGAGGCGCCAAGGGGAAACCGCCGTATTATTGACAACGTTTGGAGTCACCTGGCCAAAAATATGATTAAAGACGGAGACAAAGTCTTGGAAGACTTGGGGCGCTCGATGCGAGACGGGTATTTACCTGGGTATAAAATTCTGGCGCCATATGGAGATGGTGGGTTTACTCTTGACACTCCTAAAGAATTTGCTGGCTACCTCAAGATGGAAGTTGATAAGGCAACACACCGACAGGAATTCAAGGATGTCTCATTAGACATGTGGACATCCCACGTGAAGAAGGCTATCGTTGATTCAGTTCGCACATATTCTACAGAGGGGGAGTGGGTTGTAGACTCTGATACTCTTAAAATTCCTCGTGGTTCAAGACTACTAGTGGCAGTCGAAGCGCCGCTCTCAGATTTCCCAGAGGCTGCTCAGGCCAAACTCTCAAAGGGTGAAGAGCCAAAGCTTGGTATCGATATAGACAGTAATTCGTGGACCAGGGAAATGTCAAATTCAAGGGACATAATCAAAACGGTATTTGAATATGGTCTAGACAAGGTCTACGACGTCCGCTTTATTGACTTGAATAAGTTTAAAGCTATCCAGACCAAGATGCAAGTGAAACACACATACGGATGAAAAAGCTAATCGAACTATTGGTTGAGCAAGTCATGGATGAACTTGTGGAGACCCAAGAACCAACAGTCTACTTCGACACTTTCGACCAGTAACAACCACGATACAATTTATTTGTTTTTATAGCTCGTGAAATTGAAGCGACGTTAAAGCCCAACTCCCTGGCGGCCACCGACATGTTTTTCCATTCGGCAATAAAGTTTTTTTCTTTGGAGAGTTGTTGAATTCTTATACCCGCACATAAGCTTTTATCTCTTCTGTTGTTGTTGAGTTGTTCTACACCGATTAGTTTGTTTTCAAAAATTGAATTATCATTTACCCATCTCCAATAGAAGCCGCCGACGACTCTGTTTTTATGATTATTTGCTGAGTCGGATATGTTTCTCCACGATCTAATTTTTAGATTTAGGCCCGCTTGTCTAGTAGAAGGCCATGTTCTGATAACTTCGCCAGATTTTGGTTCTATTTGATGTATCAGTTTGGCCGTTGCAGTCGCACCTGGGTTATTTTTACGAAGTTTTTGCTTGTGTAATTCTGTGTGTCGCCACACACCACCCTCACCACCATCCGTTAGGTTGGTCAAGATGCCTGTTTTATTGTTTTTCCTTCCAAATTTTTTTATTAATTGTTTTTCAATCACATAACACTTTTTTGATGCGTAGGAGGAAAAGACTATGTCAACAATAACTTTATTCCCTTTGCGTAGTATTTTATTAATTTTGTTTGTTTTGTACTTGTTGAAAGACTTGTTGTTGGCTGCTTCTTTGAAGTGGTCTCTGTAACGTTTTTTTGAACCTTTACCAATATAAAAAGGATTTCCAGTCAATGGGTCACACAAAGCATAAACGTAAAACCTACTTATTGGGAGGCCTATTAATTCAAGCACATTCGTATATTCTAATACAACCATAACACCATATTTTACTATGAAAAACATACAAAAGCTAGTTAAATTCATGATAACAGAAGTGATAGAAGAGTTGCTGGAAAAACAAGAACCAACAATTTATTTTGATATGGATGGCGTATTGGCTGACTTCACAGGTCGTGTTGACGCAAACCCTAGTGCTAGCCAGGCAAGAGAAGAGCTTGAGGCCTTCATGGCAAAGAAGCCCGAGATTGCCAACATGCACAAGGATGATGTCAAGACACTCCTCAAGGGCGAGCAATCAGAACCATATCTGAAGAAGCTGAAGAAGCTCTATCAGAAGCACGAGGGCTTGCTTTACAAGGTCGCCAGTGAAGATGGACATTTCCTAGAGCTTGAAGTGATGCCTGGTGTATTAGAGATGATTGCGGCTGCTACCGAACTCACGGGTAAGAAGCCACACATTCTCACAGCTCCAATGACAAGGCACCCACGTTGTGAGGAAGAAAAAATTGAGTGGGTCAAGATGCATGGAATCGACAAGCTCACAGATGAGTTCCATTGTACTAAAGGCAAAGAGAACTTCGCCAAAAGCGAGTGGGATATCCTCATTGATGATCGCCCCAAATATGTCAATCGCTTTCGAGCAGCTGGCGGCACCGCCATCATGCATACCGAAGCTTCGAAGACTATTAAAGAACTTGAGGAAGTCATCGCCAAACTCAAGGGCATGAATGAAGTTAGTGCCATCGGAATTGGCGGTGGCGCTCTACAATCTTCTGGAAAAGTATCAGGCACAGGAGGCACACCACTGGGTAAAGATATGTCGGTCGAGCACGAGCGTATGTGGTCAGGTGATGAACCTGATACCCAAAAAAAGGGTAGGAAATGAAACCTCCGTTCAAAGTAGCTCAAGACGTCATAGAAAACCCAGGCAAATATATTGTCTCGAAACTCGAACCGCTGTGGGATGAAGGCAGGATGGAGAGTATTCGACTTGACAATCCAAGACTTAGAGCCACACAAGAAGAAATTGACCAGGAAACTCTAACCAAGCAAGCATCTGGTGAGTGGAGCAGTGGTGGTTCACCTGTAGTGATTCGCAACTACGACGGGATGTTATATATCCAGGACGGGCACCACCGCCTAAGTAGTAAAAAATTGTCTGGTGAGAAGAGCGCTGAAGCTTGGGTGATAGACTTACCGAAAAACTATGTCTGGGAATCTTTTATTAGAACAACAACGCTCGAAGACATAATGTGCGAAGAACGTATTGGATCACGAGGTTCTGTTGAGTATTTCCAAATGGGTAGTTCCCTCCCAGACCATTTATATAATCTAGACAGCGAGGGTCGTCCAACACGTGACCCAGGCCTTGGCGGCAACACTGACAAGAAGATAAAAAAGAAGCGTGAAAAGAAAAAGAAGGACAAAGACCGACCAGAAAAAAGGTGGTACGACAAATGAGCAAGACCCCTAATGATTACCGCCAAAGACTTCAACTTGTACGTCAAAGAGACCGTGCAGCCAGACTTAGAGCTAAACTGCATGAACAGAATGCTCTTTTTAGGGCTGGTATAGTAGCTGGGAATGTAGAGCCAGATCGCTGGGAGTCACAGGATTCACCAAGAGTGAGTAAGAAAAACACTGAAAAGAATAAGGAGTTCATAGACAAACTTGACGTCACTGGTGTGACATCCGCTTCAAGAGAAGAGGTTTATGTCGATCACATGGACCCACAGTATAAACGCCAAATCAGCATGGTAATAAACCCTGAAAACGTCATTCCTGAAAAAGAGCCAGGCTACTTAGATGGTCGTGGGGACCACCGAATAAGTAAGCTTGGGTATGCGAAAATTGCTGATCGTCAAGGTGATCTAAAGACCGATGTTTATCTATATCCTTACGACCCTAATTGGAAGCGCTCGGAAGAAATGGTCCAGCAGGCAGTCAAACATCAGATTGCCAATCATGGCAACTCAAAAAGGATTATGCCAGAGCCAGATTCAACTATGTTTGTCAGCATCAAGGAAGCCTGGGATGAATTGGTATCTGATGTCCTGGAGGAAGATTAAATGAAATGGTTTATGAAAGGCTTGGAGTTCGTCCTAGTAAACTTTGACAAGATAGTCAAGTTCGTTTTAAAAATCGCAGGTAAAAAGCAACAAGAGCTGGAAGCCGATAAGAAGGAGGACTAATTTGTTCTCGGGTTTTGCCTACCCGCTTCCGTCACCACGGTGTCAGTAACTATGTGTCCTTAAACCAGCCTGTCGGACGGCTCGCAGACCAGCAGCTGACAGGATAACATCTCCAGTCTCTGCCTCAATTTCACCTAAGTAAATGAGTTTGGTTGGTTTCAAGAGCCACTGCTCTTTTGTTTCGTCGGCGTCTGGGACACAGTACTCGAATTCATCTGCGAGTTCCTTAGGAAGGCTTGAAGGTGCTATGCCCTGTTCACCGCCGTCTAGCCAACGTGAAACTGAGGATTTATACGGAGGAACAATTTCTCCCGAATCAAGTTTGTTTTGCAACCAGGCTGACATTCGGAATATCGTACCGTATTCCATATCACTTGTTTCTGGACAGTCTTCTGTCTTGGCTTCTGCGTCTGCATGGCTCAGACCAGCATAAAGGTGACCCCAACCATCCACGTTTTTTAAACTTCCTTCTCCCAGAGCCACTAGTGCATCGTTCACGGTTGGCGCCACAGAAATACGAGGTGTGTAATCGTCCTCTGTAATGTTGCCCTCATCATCCTCAAACGGATGTCGTGGTCTTCGTGGGCTGAAGGTGAAAAAGTCTTCTCTGGATAGCTTTTGTTCGGAAATGTGAAAAAAATTGAACAGTCCCGATAGATCCTCGGCCTCAACCGCCTCGGTCGACATTCCTTCGTAAAGAAACTTTTTCCACTTTGATTCCCACATTTCTGGTTCACGCATGAAGGTAAGTAGTAACAACTAAAACATGTATGCCCCATACTACCCAGATGGGCTTCTGGAAAAGATTCTTCGGCTTTAAAGAAACGGTAGCGAAGAAAACAATTGTAGAAGGTTTAACAGACCTTGGTGTTGGCGATATGGTTTCTCTCAGATTCAAGACTCCAGATGAAATAGGGATAGTCTCTGGGCAGGAGCTTTCATTGACTCGTCTGAATCCGAAAGAAGCTTCAGGGCGTAAGGTGCATGGAAGTGTCACCCGAATCTGGAGGGATGAAGGACTGAAGGCGATGATTCTAGAGGTTGCCACCTATAGTAGTCCAGATATGCCAGGGATGCTTCGCAAAATGACATTCTTGGAAGATGAAATAGAAGAATTGAGGAAGTTAGATGAGTGATGATTTTAATGAAGAAAACTGGTATGAGACTTTCGGTGACCTGAACAACAAGGTCGAGCTGATCGGGACCTATGGCTCTGATACAACACACGCCCTCTCAGCTTGGACAAGCACCACCAGAGATCTGGACACACCAAATTCAAAAGGTGTAACGAAAAGAGGTAGGGTTGTCCCATTGTTGAAAATGCTTGCGGAAAACGGGCACCACACACCATTTGAAAAAAGCGCCTTGCACTTTCTTGTGACATCCGACATAGCCACTCATATTCATCTCTTAAAACATAGAATTGGCGTCTCTATTAATGGCGAATCCGCCCGTTATAAAGAACTGAAGAACGACAAACTATATATGCCAACCGAGTGGCCTGAATCAGAGAAGCGTGTATACCTTGCTCACATGGAACAGACCTACGAACATTATCACCGTTCACTCAAAAATCTGACAGTGCACTATACGGAGAAGGAAGGTATGTCAAAAAGAAAGGCTCGCTCACGTGCTAAAGAGTCTGCACGTTTTTACCTACCTTATGGTAACCAACTAACCTGCGATATTCAATTCAATTTTAGAAGTTTTGCTCATTTCGGGAGATTGCGATACAGCACACATGCTCAGCGTGAAGTCCGAGATCTTGCTTCAAAGATGCTTGAAGCAGTAAGGCTGACAGGTGATTTTGACATTTCTCTTAAGGCCTTTGGTTACACAGACGAAAATGGGAATCTAAACCCGCCAACAGAAGATGCGTGACACCGAGAAAAAAAGAGGCTATCGATTTGTAATTCAAGCTGGACTGTCTAACGAGCAGTTTGAAGCAGCCTGGCGATATGCCATCGAGTGGAAGGAAAAGGTTGAGAGGAATAACTGCTCTTGGAAAGACCAAACCAGTGGTGGCTACAATTCCGTCTTGAAGCGTCATGCCTATGGTAAAGTGATAGAGTCGACACCTGAGAATCTCATCTTTCGTCGAGTCGTTTCAAGTCGTAGAGTGTTTGGGATTGTTAAGGAATCCGAGGTTGCACAGAAAGGCATGGGCCCGCACGAGGATATCAAATGTCCTTGCCCAGAGTGTAAAAATGCTTACAAGTGGGGCTGGGCCAATGGAAAACCAACGATGTATACACTCTATGAGTTCGGCGAAACGAAAGGCTGATGCAAAAAGAGACCACACAAGAAGTCCTTAGATCCAAGGATGAAGGTGCTATAATGGGTCTTCTGAATGCGATGTGTGTTACTATCGCACGTGACATAGATGTTTTCATACATGCTCAGGCAAGGTATAAGAAGATTCGAGGCATTGAAGAAGCTTATTTGACAGAACGAATTGATAGCATGCAAGAAGTGCTGTTGCTTCTTGCGCTCACAAAAGCCAACATTGGCATCATTACCAAAAGCCCGCTATGATTAATTTAAGCCTTGCGGACTTCTATGCATTTGTTAGTCAAGTGGGTAGGCTAGTAAAAGTTGAGGGACAATGATAAGCGACAGAACAAATGTAGTAATATTCTCTTGTAACCGAGCTTGCCAGGTTCATGCGTGCTTGCAATCCTTTTACAAACACTTTAAGAGTGAAGAAGAGCCAACTGTAACAATTATTTGGAAGGCTACCAGTGAGGTGTTTCGCAAGGGCTACGAAAAAGTTCAGTCTCACTTCCCTGAGTCTGAATACCTTATCTGGGATGAGGAGGTCAACTTCCGTTCTCAAACAATAAAAGGGGTACGTGGTTTTCCCTGGGCACCATCACAATTTACCATGTTTTTGGTTGATGACATAATCTTTGTAAATGATGTCTCTACAAGCGACAAACAGTTTGATTTGATTCGCAACAATGTCCTGATGCTGGGACTTAGTTTGCGGCTTCACGATGGTGTAACACGCTGCTACGCAACTAATGAAGATACGAAAGTACCCAAGTTTGTCAAAGGCTGCGTCTGGTCTTGGGTGGGCTGTCAGGGTGACTGGGGTTACCCGATGTCGGTTGATGGCAACATATTCAACACCGAGTTTATCAATAGCCTGGTTGAAACGACCGAGTACAACAACCCCAATACTTTCGAGGCAGCTTTGGACATGGCAAGCAAACGACCTGACACTCCAGACTACCTAAGTTGCTATCCAGAAGGGCCACGACTTATTAACATCCCAGCTAACCGTGTACAAAGCCAGTATAAAAACAGATTTGCTAAAGGATTTACACCTGAAGAACTCAATGAAAAGTACCTTGAAGGTAAGTTGATTGATATTGACAGTTACAAAGGCGTGAAGCCTAGTACAGTGCACGTGCCTGTCGAAATCAAATTTGTAAACAGCAGCAAAAAAGGGAAAAGTTAACATGTTCATCTCCATGGAAGAGTGTATCAAGGCCAATGTTGATAGGCCGTTCAAGGGTGTGGTCCACTTTGGAGCATACCATGGTGAGGAAGCAGAGGCATACGCTCAAGCTGGTGTAAAGAACGTCTTGTGGATCGAGGCGAACAAAGAAATGATGAAACCCTTGTATGATAAGACACACAAAGTACCCATCAATTCCCTGTATTTTTGTACTGTTATTTCTGACGTAAAGGATGAAATGGTTGAGTTCAACATTGCCAACGATGGAAAGTCGTCTTCACTATTAGAACTTGGTACACACGCAACAGCATATCCAGACGTTCGGTACGTAGAAGCTCAGGCTGTCAAAACAAAAACCTTCGATAGCCTGGTCCGAGAAAACATCGCACAGATTGACCTGGATCTTTATGACTTTATCAATATTGATGTTCAAGGAGCCGAGTTGAAAGTCCTCAAGGGGTTTGGTTCGTTATTTGAACGCTTTGATTTTAGAGCGATCTATACTAAGGTGAACTTCGAGGAAGTTTACAAAGACTGCTGTCTCATTGAAGAACTAGATGACTTTCTTCTAGAGTACAATTTCACACGTCTGCTTACAGCTGCGCCTGAGCGCACTTGGGGTGATGCCCTATATCTCAGAGGTACATAATGTCAATCAACGAAGCTCGAAAAATTATCGCATTGCACCTTGAAGAGAGAAGTGCAATCAACGTCCGTCATTTAGAAACATTGCTCGGCCTAGGCCCTAAGATAATTCGAAACTTTAGGAACCTATAATGATTCTAGAATTTGGTAATCGATGACAAAAAATGCAATGAGGATAAAAATAGCTGGTTACCTACACGCTGTTGAACCAGAAACCATGAGGTGCTTTCGTAGAGCAGCCCAGAATATTGACAAGTTGATTGACCAAAAAATTCTTTGGTCGTTGATAGAAAGTAAGCTTGGTTTTGAAGATAGGTGACATTCGAAAGATTATTGCCAAGTACCTAGTTGAACTCAAAATACGTGACATCTATTTACAGACCCGAAAGGGATATTCTTATTTAAGTACAGGTTACGTGTACGCACCCTATGTGCCACTTATGGTGTCACCAATCATGGTATTTCCAATACTTGTGAGTTCGACAAAGGCAAAGCCAGATGCTCCAATGACAGTCGGAGAAGCCAGGAGGCTCATTGCTGCGGTCATGGAGTATCGTGATTCAAACGCACAGTTCACAAAGGGCGTACACCTGAAAAACCAGTACACTCAGAAGACTCTGTAACCTGAGTTTTATGGCAAGATTGTCATTTGTTGAGGTGAATAAATGAGTGTTGAGAAAAATAGGTCAGACATACATATGATTTGCCCACAACAATGTAACAAGGAGTTAAATTAATGTCCGAAGGCCAACAACAACCGATGACTGAAGATGAGAGGCGTGAACTACGCAACTCTGTGTTCGCCGCCAAACAGGCGGCAGAGGATGCTAGTGGGGGCGAATTGCAACCACTTAGCAGGCAGGAGTATGCCAAACAAGAGCTTGGCCTCGATATCCCTGTTGACGCTGTACCACTGCCTTCAGCAGGTCGTATATACGAAGCAGGTCACGCTCTGCACGCCAAAACTCGTGTCGAGTTCCGAGCAATGACTGCACGGGAAGAAGATATTCTTATGAGCCGTGCTTACATCAAAAAGGGCACGGTTATTACTGAGCTGATCAAGTCTTGTCTTCTGGATAAGTCTGTCAATGTAAATGAGATGATTTCTGGTGACCGAAATGCACTCATGGTTGCAATCCGAGTCTCGGGCTATGGCCGTGAGTACAACCCTGTATTCAACTGCCCGTCTTGCAGCGTACAAAATGAACTACAGGTTGACCTTGCGTCCCTCGACATCAAGCCATTAAAACTTACTCCTGGTAACGACTTTGCCAACCTTTTCTACTTCGACCTTCCAATGACCAAAAGGCGTATAGGATTCAGGTTCCTCACGGGTGAAGAAGAGGAAAAGATCCTTCAGGCACTTGAAGTCAAAAAGAAGAAGGGCATCCAGAACGAAAACCTAATCACGACAAGGCTCCTATCTTCCATCGTCGAGATTGATGGCGTGACCGACAGAGGTCAGATTTCCAAATTTGTGCAGTATATGCCTGCACGTGACTCTCTTGCTCTCCGACAATACATCGATGAGAATGAACCAGGTGTGGACATGACCGTAGAATTCATGTGCCAGAATTGTGACCATGTGGCAGACATTGCTCTTCCCATGGGCCCCACGTTTTTTTGGCCTAACGCCAGAACATAGAGAGTTAGTTTTCCTTGAACCCTTCTTCTTGCTTGGGTACTACTTTGGACTAGATTTCAGGACATACTACAACATGCCTGTGCGGTACCGACGTTGGCTCATCGAAAGAATTGACAAGGAAATCCGTAAAGCTGTTGAAGTTAACAAGGGTGGTGGTTCACAGGTTCCTTCAAAGGGGGCTCACCATAACACACCCGATGTCCGAGCCATGTCTGGTAAACAAAGAGCAGTTGTGCCAAGTAAACTTCGAAGATTTACGTAGGCCATACAAAATGAGACCTCAAAATTACACTGATTCTACAGGCAGGAGTCGAGGTTGGGCCAAGGCAATATGAATGATTGCGACGAACTAAAGTTGACGGTGAAAGGCTTCCGTAAGCTGATTGCCAGATACAAGTCTAGTCGCACCTTCCCATTCTCCAGACGAATCTTCCCAAGTAATTTTGTCAACGAGATGGTATCAGTCCAACCGATGACGTTACCATCTGATCTATTGTTTTTCCTGGATTACACTTACAGCAGTGGAAGTTCGGATAGAGTTGTTACCAGGCCAGATTCAGGTGAAGAAGATTCCTGATATTCGTGACACTACTTACGAATGTTATGCCAGACGGTAAAAAAGAATCACCACTTACGCTAGATAAAATAGCCTCTATAACCAAAACCTGGTTACCAATTGTAGTAACTTTAGGCACAATAGTAGTCGGGTATTTTGTGTTTAAGGCTGAGACACGTTACCAAATTGAACTCCAGACGAGGGAGACAACGAGCCTAAGGCAACAGATCCTAAGTCTCAGAGAAGATGTGAATGAGAACCGTCGTGACTGGCAATCAGCCACTGATACACGACTTACTGAATTGGAACACACAAGCCTTAGAACTGTAATTCGTGTTAAGATCCTAGAAGGACAACCAATAGACGACTAAAGTAGGTTTAGTTGGTCCAGGCCAGCATAGGCGCAATCAGTTCCCCTGATACCTCCTTTTTTGATCTCTTCACGGAACCTTTCCATTGGCCATTTGATGACCTTTAGGAATTCATTCTCGTCCAGGTTCAAGCGGCTAACACGTTCACAACCATCAGCGACAAACATATATCGAAATCCTGTTGAGTAAGGGCTGTATGGAACCTTTCCAAGGAAAGTCATGGTTCCGCTTTGGAATCCAGTTTCTTCTATAAGTTCCCTAACGGCCGCTTCTTTTGGATCTTCGCCAGGCTCCAAACCGCCGCCTGGAAGCTCTACACAGTCCTTCTCAAGGCCAGGACGGAACTGTTTCACAGTGAGCACCATACCATCTTCACAGATAGCTAGTATTTGGACTGAATCGTTGTTATCATCAACAAAGAAGTTTTCGAGGACCCCGCTAGGGAGTCGGTATGTTTTGATTAGGACATCCTTGTCATAACCTGAGATCTCATCTTTGATCTTCACATGCTTTTCGCCAACTTTTTTATGACAACCCATCTAACGGTCTTCCAGTTATCGACATTAGAAATGCCATTTGTTGTAAATAGCGTGTCGAATTGCATTTCAAGTAGATTCAAGCCATGCTACACTCACCCAGAGAAAGGCAGGAAGAGAATGGGCAAGTTCGAAGATTTAGGAAAAACAGTAGGAGCGCTTGTTGACGAGAAAGACAAGGCTTACGGGAGTTCGTTTAGGGACGCAGGGGAATTTCTGAAACTTCTCTATCCTAACGGAGTGCCACCCGAGAAGTACACTGACATGCTTTGTGTGGTACGCATCTTTGACAAGATGAAACGGATTGCCACCAAAAAGGACGCTTTCGGTGAAAACCCATATGGGGACATTGTTGGTTACGGCTTACTCGGACTCCAGAAAGAGAAAGCCAACAAAGAAAAACCCGAAGAATAATCTAAAAGAGGTTCATAAACTCCCTGAATATGTCATAATGAGGTATGACCAAGACAAAAAAAGTGTACAATACTGACATTTCTGTTATGTGGCTGAAAAAAGACGGCAGTTTTAACTCCCCAGCACGGTACCAGGCCATGTTTGTTCCTGCAAACCCTGAGTGTAGCCTGGGTGATATTTACCTAGGTTGTTCGGAAGACATGCGGCAAAGCATGAATTTCAAGGATGCGTCACACTTGGTCCTTCGACAAGGTATCTTGTTTGAAGACGGTAAGAAGGTCGCCGTCCTAATGCCATATGCCATCGGGCTGAACAGCCATATCAACTACAGTTTTTAAACCTGTCTTTCATTCTCCTAAGGAAGCGAGCAAAACATGACCAAGAAATGGACATTTGACCCTTTCGAGGGCTACAACGGGGCTTGCCCCTGGCTTGAGAAGCGCACCATCTTTATGACAGTGCACGGCAGTAGAGCATATGGCACATCGATGCCAACGTCGGACATCGACATCAAGGGTCTCTGCATCCCGCCGAAGGAGTACTTCCATGGCCTTCGCAACACTTTCGAGCAGGTCGAGGGAAATGACCCTTATGATATGGTCGTTTATGGTCTCCGCAAGTTCATGAAGCTTGCAAGCCAGACCAACCCCAACATCATCGAAGTTTTGTTTACTGACCCCGAGGATTGGATTGTTGAAACTTCGCTGTACCGAAAGCTCTACGACCACCGTGAGATGTTTTTGAGCAAGAAAGCCAAATTCACTTTTAGCGGATATGCCCATCAGCAGCTGAAGCGGATCAAGGGTCACAAGCGTTGGCTTTTAGAGCCTCCCACGCACAAGCCTACACGTGAAGAGTTCGGGCTGCCTACGGAATGTAAGCTCTCAGCAAGCGAGTTGGGTGCGACCGAAAAGTTGATCGAACAAAACATCAAGCTTGATGACAGTGTTATGCACCTGTTCTGTCAGGAACAGAAGTATCAGGGTGCACACCGTGAGTGGAAGCAATACGAGGGTTGGAAGCGGAACCGCAACAAGAAGCGAGCGGCGCTTGAGGCTGACTTTGGTTTTGATACCAAGCATGCGGGGCACCTTGTTCGACTTATGAGGATGTGTCGTGAGATCCTCACAGACGGCACAGTGAATGTTCGCCGCCCCGATGCTGAGGAGCTTCTGGCTATCCGAAATGGTGCCTGGAGCTACGACGAACTAATCGAGTGGGCCGACAAGCAGGAAAGTGAGATGCAGGCACTCTACGATGCGTCAACACTTCCTGAGAAGCCTCGGACAGAGGAGATCGACGAACTTTGTCAGGAGCTTGTCGAAGAAGCGCTTTCGATGGATACACTTCGCTAAGCTTAAAATGAAACTCAGGAAAGGCGGCCAGCTCTGGCCGCCTTTTCTTTTATTCGTTGCTCTACTTATCAACAAAGGGAGAAGACTATGGAAGGTTTGATCATTTTAATTGTAACGTTAGTGGCTTTTTTGGCCCTGGGCATCTTTGTCATTGTAAAAATAGTGAAGGGTCCTAAACTGCCTGAAGGGCATAGGGTAGAAGCAGAAATTGCTGGAAACAAGGCAATCGTCATCGTTGATAATGACATTGCGGTAATTAGGGACAAGGACACCTCGGAGGTAACCGCTTGGCTGGTCGACGGCACTAAAATTGATGCAGTAGAACTTGCAAAAAAGTGTGCAGCAGCTATCGCAGCAACCGAATCGGCTTTTAGTAAAAAAGGAGTTCAAAAAGCTGGTGAAGATCGTGTAGTATTCTTATATCAGACCGATCAAAACTATGAAACAGGAAACGCTTCATGGTGGCAGGCCTGGTCAAAAGGAACAGCAGCCTACAGCACTAGTGTAGTGGGTATGTTCGGCACCAAGCGGACTCCAATTGCAGTAATTCGCAGCAAACATATGAAGACAACGATTGATAGGGCACAACCTGCAATTCATGAACTGGTTCATATTCTCAACAAGGCTTCTGGTGGCAATTACAATCATGACCACTCAGATACTAAACTATGGTTAGGTGTTGGTGGCGATGACTCTGTAGAAGGGGTTGCTGTAGCACAGTGGGCAAACCTAGTAGAAACGTTCAATGATGAAGATAGACCGAAATAAACTCAGAGTATTCTGTGACCTGGATGGAGTCCTTGTTAACTTCATGGGTGGCGTTGTGTCTCATATGAATGAGACAATCGAACAGGCCGCAGCGGCACCAAACCGATACAAAGAACGTAGTCCAAAGTTCTACAAGGCAATAAAAAAAGCAGTCCAAGAGCTTGACGGTGACCTGGATGCTGGGCTCGTGGGCAATCCCGTTTGCTTTGACAATGTAGGCAAGACCTCCCCTCAGTTAAAGAAAAAGGTTCGTAGCCTCATGTACACTCTCATTTCCGACAATCGCTCTTGGTGGGCCAGCTTAGACTGGATGCCTGGCGGTCGTGAGTTGTGGGAACATATTGAGTGTTACCGCCCAACAATTTGTACGGGCCCGATGGGTCCCAACTCAAAGAAGGGCAAAACTGATTGGGTCAAGCGTGAACTTGGTCTCGGCAGAAACCGTATTGTTATCACTCATACAAAGCATGAAGAAATCCGTCGTGTGGCTGAGGCAGGTAAAGTAGCATTGCTCATCGATGACCTTCCAAAATATGTGGTTCCGTGGAGGAATGCGGGTGGACTTGCTATTCACCACCAATTCGACAACCCGCAGGCCACCCTTGAGGAACTACGCCGCCTCGGACTATGAACTAGTCATAGCAGTAACCAAAAAGCCTCCCAAAAGGGAGGCTTTTTTAATTCAAACCAAGCGGGAAAACAATTGTGCACGACGACCGCCTTTACCCCACCATTCTACAAGTCTTCGGTGAATCTCTCTAGGATGTCAGCCTGCCCTCGTAAAAAAGCAACAAGCTTCGACTTGCTCTCTAACAGCTTCTTGAATTAACTTTTTAAGTTGCGTTTTGGTGATTTTCATTTGGTATCGTTTCTAGGTCTAGAGGGTGTTTTGTATGGCGTCAAAGAGGCCAGGGAACGCCAGTCAATTGCTGGAATCGCTGCTTCGTTAAGTTCCGAAGTCTCAGTTTGTTAACAACGGAGTCAATTGTAGCGCCAGGCTTACCAACCTCTCTTTGAAACTCTTTCGAGCTGACAATTGCATCGACTACAGCTCTCATTTGCTGTGGAGTCCCACGAACTTTGATGGGCAACTTCACCTTTTGCTGTAAGCCTTTGCCAGTAATGTAGGCGGCTGCACCAGCGAAGAATAACTTACCTGCCCACGAGAGCTTAATTTCATCAAGCTTTTCGCCCTTGACTTTAATGGGAGCCTCTTCTAGGCCCACAATACACTTGTTTTCTGGGTTTTTACCAGGCATTTGCCTTTGTCCATCCTTTGTGAGAATTTCGCTTTCCACTATGAACCATGTGCATACTAGGACAGCTTAAACTATTTTCTCTACAAAATTTAAGTAGGTTGATTATTTTGATTTCCTCACCAGCGGGATTCCTAAACCACCAAGTCTTGGCTCCGTTCTTATTCATTTGAATAATTTTTTTGCTGGTGGGTTTGTATTTTGTCCAACCTTTGTACGATTTTGTTTTTTCGAGGCCGAGCCCAACGAACCCCTGTTTTCTATATTGCGGGTTGTTTCTACAAAATTCGCTATAATTGGTGATGGTTGTCACGTTACCTTCTGGGCTGATGAAAGTACACGTCTTAGGCTTGAAAGCATATTTTTTCAACTTCTTGGTCTGCTCTTTCCTATACTTGAGGTCCTTCCAGTTTCTCTTGCGAATTTCTGATATTTTCCTTCCAGTTTCTTCGGGAGTGTTGGAATATCGGCTTCTAGGTTTTGAGTTAACCTTTCTTTTGTGATTACAGCACCCTGGGTCATCAAATAATTTGTCGAGCCATTTTTGCTCGACGAGCAATCGTTGTTCTTCGCTGGTAAATTGGATTGCTGTGAACTCGTATATGGCAGTATCTTTATACTTGTTCCAGTCGTTCTGGAGGTATTGGTTATGGTGCTTGTTTCGACGAAGGCTTGAGTGATGTGATTTGTACCTTGAAGAAAGGTTTTTGGCACTTCCTATGTAGAAGCGTCCATTGTGTAAATTTGTTATCTTGTAGATTCCTGCCTTGGTCTGGTTTGCTTTTTCAATTTTTAATTGCATGTATTGAGTATACGAAACTTCATAGGCGTTGAAAACTAAGTCAGGGGATAATTACCAGCAGTCAAGGTAAAACGTGGCCACATCAATTGAACAAGCAAAAGAGCTGAAAGCTCTCCTAGAAGAGCAGAACAAGCTCATGTCTAAACAGACATCCTTGCTTAATACCCAATTGGGTATTATGCAGCAGATGTCCGAGGCTGTTCGTCAGATGAACGTTGAAGGACTTGGTCGTGGCATTGAAAACTTGAGCGGAGCTGTAAAAAACGCAGCAGATGCCGTTGAAGAACTTGGTAGCAGCGGCAAAGTAATGCAGGACCTTAGGGACGCAGCTGAAGAAAACGTAGATAACCTTGACAAGATGGGCCAAAAGGCCGAGAGCTTCGGCAAAACCATGTTAAAGCTCGCCCCAGTTGTGGGAACTATTGAGGGAATGGCGGGTGGCTTCAAGCTCACCATGAATGCCATGTCTGGTTTGATCAATATTGGGGGTGGCCTCATATCAACGTTGTTTAATCTTGGCGCATCTATTATAGCCCTGCCATTTAAGATGCTTACTGGTTTGATGGGCCAGGTAGGTAGCGGAGGCTCTGGGCTCAGACAAGAGTTCGAAAAGGTTAGGGCGACATTTGGCGACCTTGCATCAAACGAAGGTAAATCGGTCATTGACTCTTGGCGTGGCATATCTCATTTTGGTGGACAACTTGCTGAAACTGGATTATCTGTTTGGCGTACAATGGGAAACATGGCTGAGTCCATGGCGGCGCTCCGTGAGATTGCTGAGCAGATGGGTCCTCTGTTCCACAATTTCCAAAGACAATTAGCTGAGGGAGGCGAAAGAATTTTCGCCTATCAAAAGGGTTTACATTTAACTGAAGAGGGCATGCGGGCTATGACCCAAACCGCAGCTCGTTCTGGTGACACCATCCAAGAAGTAGGTCGTCACATGACCTCGACCGCATTCGCTATGGGTGAAGCGTTCGGTATGAACGGAGCCCTGATCTCCCAGGACATCGGTAATATGATGGATGATTTTGAACACTTCGGCTCCCTGGGTGTTCAAGAACTTTCTCAGGTGTCTGTGTACGCCCGAAAACTTGGTGTAGAAATCGAGAAGCTCACGGGTGCGCTAGACCAGTTTGCTGATTTTGACAAGGCAGCTGAATCGGTAGCTCAGTTGTCACAGGCTTTCGGTATTCAGTTGGACACAATGCAGTTGGTCCAAGAGCAGGATCCTGCGGCAAATATAGACCGTTTAAGGAAGGCTTTCTTTGCTGCGGGCAGGTCTATAGAAACAATGACCAGGCAAGAACGTGCTCTGTTAGCCACACAAACTGGCCTAGATGAAAAAACAGCTTCCCTAGTCTTCTCACAGCAGAATCAGGCTTTGTCCTATCAGGACATTCAAAAACAAGGGGAGAACGCAGAGAAGCAACAGGTGTCTCAAGCTGAAGCTATGCAAAAATTAGCAGGCTCAATTGAACGATTAGTTAAATCGGGAAGCGCCCTGAAGGGCGGTTTCATTGACATATTCTTGCAAGGGTTCTTGAGAGGTATAAGGCGTACCAAAGAGTTCTATGGGTTAATGCGCAATTTGCGTAGAGCTATGAGAGCGACTTATCGGGCTGGACGTGAGGTGGGCCAGATGTTTGTTAAATTCTTCCCTGGGGTTTCTGACATTCTCACTAGTATAGGTGACCTGTTTGATCCCGCAAGATTTACAAAGATGCTCGGCGGCGTAAAGGGGGCCTTCAGGGACTTCTTTAAGGAAATGACAACCAATCCCAATTTAGCCTTGTCTAACTTGCTTGATCGATTAAAGGAATCTTTTACTGACTGGTTTGATTCAAGTACGCCTTCTGGACGACGGATGTTAAATGGATTCAAAACTTTTGGAAAGGCCCTGGCGGTTATTTTTGCAGGGCTTGCCAGGCAAGTCATCTCTGGGTTAACAGAAGTTTTTAGGGGAATAACATCATTCATTTCTGGTGACCCAATGGGCACCATGGCAGGAGCGGCGCAAGATGCATCGTCTGGGGTAATGGGCTTCCTAATGGAAGTTTTTGAGCCTATTGTCAGCTTCTTCGAAAGTTCTGAAGGACGACGGCTGATGAACCAGCTCTGGGAATCATTTACAGAGATGTTAGAGGCGGGTTGGGGTTTTGTTCGTCCAAGACTCACAAGTTTCCTGGAAGACAACTGGCCAACTATCCTTGGTGTTTTATTCGGTCCAGCAGTTATAGGAGGCCTCGTTCGAGGCCTCGGTACAGCTTTGGCTGGCGGTCTTCTAAAGTCAATGGTGTTTGGAATTGGCTCGGCGGTCAAAGGAGCACCAGGCGCTATATCTGGTGCACTCAAAGGAATGGATAGGGTGGCCAGGGGTGGTTCAGTCTCTCGTGGCGGTCGACAGGCGAGCGCAGTTGGCGAGGCTGCAAGCAGCGCAGGTGATGCTGTCAAGGCAGCAAGACGCACACGTATTTCACCTGGGGATGTAGCTAAGATGGCATTGTTGGCTACTGTTATCACTGTAGGGTTGATTGCTGTTGCCTTGGCCATGACGGCGTTGGCTGGACATATCCAAAAAGCGGGGATATCGATTGAAGCAATTAAAGGCGCCGCCTTGATTATGATTGCTACGGGTGCTGTCATGTTAGAGATTGCTGGAGTAATAGCAGTTTTGGCACTGGCGGGTGAGGCAATTAAGAGCTTTGCATTGCAAGTTATAATCGGCGTAGCTGCGATTGGATTGGTCGGCGCTGCGATGGCACTGGGGGCTAGGGAGATGATCGACATGTTCCAGAGCTACTCAGAATCATCTATTAATAAAACGGTTAGGATAATGCAAGCGACGAGTGTGTTTTTCTTGGCAGCGGCGGCGGTAGCTGCGGCAGCGGGAGTAATCGGCACAGTAATAGTTGCTACTTATGGCGCAGGCGCCGCCGTCATCCTAACTGGTTTGGCTGCTTTGTCTAATGTCATCCTCGCTATGGTAGACACAACGGTTCAGGTGTTACAAGCCATTGGTAGAATTAGATTAGACTCAGCAACTGAACGAAAGATGGACCTGTTTACAAGTGTGTTGACAGCTATTGGTAGTTTTGCTGCTGACGTTGGTACAATTGCGGCAGCAACTTCACCTGGCCTGGCAGATCTCCTGGGACAAGGTGAGTCGATGACTGATCGACTAAATTCAGTTGGAAGACTAGTGCAAACCATGACGGCATCAATGACGGATGTCATTAGCACACTTATATCCGAGGCCGATAGACTAGAGGGTATAAGTGGTGACACCGGCGCCATGGAGAGAACCAGGTTTTTGGCTGATATGCTTTCAACAATCGGTACAGTTGCCAGAGATTTACGCCCGCCAGATTCATTCAACGACACCAGCCTGTGGGGAGAGTTGACTGGAGACACCGTTAATGCTCGTACAACACAACTTGCTATGTTTATTGTCACTGTGATTAACAGTATTAAAGGAGCGTTAACACAAATAGTAGAACAAATAAACCAGCTGGCAGGTTCTGGTGGTTTCTCCGAAGAAGCGATTACCGCAGCATCTGCACTGGGAGAAATAATCGGTGCCGTCGGCACACTTGCAAGAATGATGACTACATTTGTTACACAGGAGTTCCGTGACAATCCCAGTGAGCTAGGAAGTGTCAGCAGAACTATCGGCAGGGTAATAACCACACTTTTGGATGCAATAATTGGAACAGACGGAAGTAATATTTTCACACGTATGGTAAACGTGGTCAGGCTAGTTGTTGATGCCATTACTGGTCTGGATAGTTCACAGTTAGGAGCATTGAAAGCTGCAACGCCACTAATTTCCTCAATGTTTACTGCCATAGCTGGCATGTCAGCCTTGGTAGGAAACCTTGCTAATAGCACAGGGGTTGCGTCGAACCCTGAACAAATAGGAAGCATTATGGCTTCCCTGGTTAGTGTTGTTGAGGCTGTTACAAGTGGCTTTGGCGAAGGAATAACTGGAATGCTGGACAATTTAGTCAGTACATTCTCTGCTATAAGCCCTCGTGCTGGCCGAAATATTAAGGTCGGTGTTGAGTCGATTTCAACAATATTTGAAGCCATAGGTCAAATAATCGAACAAACAACCAGCTTCTTGTCAGGATCGGCCAACGGAGACATCACGGAGATGGGAAACCGTATGAGCGATTCGTTGTGTGCAGTTTTCAAAGTGATTTATAATCCAGGTGGTCGCTTTACACTTACAGATTTTGTTAGAGGAATCGGTCGACCGATGGAACTGTTTTCTGAGCTAGGTCCCAGCCTTGAAACGGGTGCAGGTGGATTCCTAGGTGCCCTGCGATCACTTGGCTCAATTTTGGAAGGAGTGGCAAACTTTACCAATGGTGAGTATTTTGCTGGTGTAGAAACTATTGACACCAACCTAATGATGATGACAAAAGATGCTGTAGTGGGAATGGTGCAACACATAGGTGACATTGATTCGGCACTCCAGCGGCTGAGAGTGATAAACATTAATACCCGACTCCGTGAACTAAATAACAAACTTGGCCTACGCTCTACTGGACGTCTTGATATAAGAGAAGAGCCAATCCAGTTCCACGTCAACTTCACTGTAAATATCGATGCCCAAGAATTGGAGAATGTGCTTATTTCCAGGCCTAACTCTAGGTTCGCAGGACTAGAATAAAACATGTCAGAACTATTTGAAAAATTCTTACAGGACCCGATCTATCAGGAGCTTCTAAAAAATCTGCCAGACGACGAACGGGAGGTGGTGGTAAAAGCACTCCGTGAGATCACAGAACAATTTGAGCGGAAATTACTTAATCCTATCCGAAACTTACAGGATGAGTAATTACCCTGTGAGTCAACATGGTAGATAGAGACGACATCCCACAGAAAATTGATCTGGAAAACACTGAGAGGGCACCACTTGGTGATGACCCACTATTACGTTTTGAAGAAGACGATTATTCAAATGATACGAAGCAAAAAATTGGCGACTACTTTCGTCAAAAGCTGACTGACGGGAACAATACGTCAACTGCCAAAATTAGTGATAGCCCTGGGGCTACAACTTTTGACGACACACCTGAGCGAGATGACACCTACCTCGCAAAACAACCTATAGAGGCTCGTGGTTATCACGAGCAAATTGGAAATAGTGGACAGTTCGAGCGAAAAACCGTCCCAGGCGACAAAGGAGATTTGGACACTGAAACAGAACAGCAAGCCTCAACCCTTTTGACCGTTCTTAGAGAGAGCCCAGGGATCGTCTCAGATGAGGTCTCAAGGACCATAAGTTTAAATGCACTGCATGGACCAGATGACTTATTTGTAACCCCTGACAGGCCCACTGAGGACGACTCAGGCCCTGGTAGGCACGTCATCCAAAGCAGGCTGGGTACACATTCGCCTCAAAAAACATTCAAGAATGCTGAGCAGGACCCGACGGTCACCATTAGCAATCTTAGAAGCCTTGGCTGTCGGATTCTCCTGGAAGCCTCTGGTGAAGTTTATATCCCTACGGACTTCGAAGACCTAGAACAGGTAGTTGCGGCACAAGCAGCAGCGGCAGCTGCTCCTGGTATTGCCAGGTTGGGTTTTAGGATAGATTCTAGCCGTTTCGGTGCCCAGGAAGTTATCAACAAAATTAATAACGACGTTCGCAAGCCGAATGTAGAAATTGATCTCGCTGGAGTTGGCAAGCCGACATTTGGCTCTGTTAACAACCCTTTAGTGCCTTTCGACACAATATCCAGTGGGCAGTCTAGCTTGTTGGTTAGCACGCTCCTGGTGGGTGTGTTTGCTACTATTTTTAGAGCACTAGCAGCATTGCTTGAAAATGCTAATCCAAGTAGCTTGAACGTAGACAAAACCACGCCTGGGGAAAACAAGAAGAAACGCCTGGGTCATTTCGTGCCTCAGATGGACACTAGTAATCCTGATTTCGGTTTAGATGCCCTGGGCCTCGGCGGGAACTTGCTCATACAAACGGCTAATAACTATGGGTCGGCTGTTCAAGAGGGACTAAGGCAATTTTTTGGTCTTGATACTGACATTAGCAATGTAGGTTCTGTTGGCAGGTCTCTAGGGGCAGCAGCAACCAAAGTTGTTAATAACCCAGGGTACTATAATGGCATCCTCAGGTTGTTGGTCCGCTCTGTTACCGATCCATTAGCTACGGTTGGTGGCAGTGTGGAAACACTTGTCGGCGGCCCAGGGGCCTCTTCATCTGCTCGTGGCCTGGCTGATTACAATCCACTAGTCGGGTCCAACAGTGACCCAATTGCTTTGGCGGGTTCTGTTCGCCTCATAAAAGAATCAAAATTTCTTAAGTTTATGAATATCCTGGCTAGTATTGGAGATGTTTCCCTGCTGGCTGCGCCAGAATCAACCGATGAATCGACTGTCGATGGTGTAAATGATTATTATAGTGAAGTTGGTCTTGGCCCGAATCCAACAACGTCTAAAGTTCCAAACCCAGCAGCTCTGATTAAGAAAAGTCGTTTGTCTGATCGCCTTGGGCCAAAATACAGAAACTCGCTTGCCTGGGGCGCTGATACTCTTCCGTCGATGTACATGATTAATAGTGACATATTAAATGCTGAAGAGTTGTTTGGTGAAACAAACAATTACAACAGGTTGGCCTCGGGCCGCAATTACAATCTCACGGACAAGAAACGTCTCCCTGGAGATTTTGTAGATGAAATGGAAAAGCGCCTGGATTCATACTACATGCCATTCTATTTTCATGATCTAAGGACAAATGAAATAATAGCCTTCCATGCATTCCTGGACTCAGTTACGGATTCACATAGTGCCGAATATAATGAATCAGAGGGTTATGGAAGAATTGGCAAGATATACACTTACAAGAACACTAATCGTTCTATCAATCTTAGTTTCAAGGTTGTGGCAGTAAATCCAGGTGACTTCGATGCTATGTGGTTTAAGCTAAACAAGCTGCTTATGATGCTCTACCCACAATATACGCAAGGTCGTTCTATAACTCTTGACAGCCAAAAGTTTATCCAGCCGTTCTCCCAACTACCAGCTGCATCTCCTATGATCCGTCTTAGAGTTGGTGATTTAATAAAGTCGAACTTCAGCGAATTTGATTTGGCTAGATTGTTTGGGCTTGGTTCTAGCAAATTCAAGATCTCGGAACAACAGTCGGCATTTGATGCAGAAACTCGGCAGCGTATACGTCAACTTCGGCAAAATATCACAGATAGGCAGCTTGGTGTCGGTCAGGTTGAAGAACTCCCCGTATTCAACCAAGGTGAATTTTTCCGCATCAAAGAACAAGTGTTGCAGATAGGTAGCAGAGAATTTACGGCTCAAATGCCTATAAGGCGTGTTCCAAGTCCTACCAGGGGCGTTACCGCCGCCCGAATTAGAGAAGTTGAGCGGGCAGGTGCTAGCCGTCGTCGAGGAGGCATTCCAGATGTGCCTATTGGTGCACGGGCTGTTGTAAACAGTCAAGTCAGTCCTGGAGTCTATCGCATTTCCTTTCAACCTGCTTTGGCGGGTGAACAACAAGGAACCTTGTACGAGATCGACTTCAGCCAGGTTGAAGCCAATGCATTTATTAGGATAGACGAAGTTTCAGTGAACGCCCAAGCAGTAGAGGATGCGACCCAGGGCAGGGACACCACTGAGTTTGAAACAACACGTGAAGATGTTGCTAACTTCTTCAATCCAGATGGAACAGCTGGGACCACGAGAAACTCAACTCCGTCTGAGCAGGCAGCAAATACAAGCAATGGTCCAGGTTCAACAGGTACCAGCCAAGGCTCAGTAGGAGGAAATCCTATTTTTCAGTCCTTTAGGAGTACACGAGGAAAAGGCCTAGCTGGCTTTATTAAAAGCCTCAACTTCGATTGGGATGGAGCCGTTTGGGAGACAAATGAGGAAAATTCCAAAGCACCAAGATGGTGCACGATAACTCTTGAGTTTGCACCAGTCCACGACTTAAATCCTGGCATTGACTCAAATGGAAACATGACTGCACCCATTTATAACATTGGTTCGATATTACAACAGATGAAGGTTCGTAGAGCGGGTGACACCGAAGAGCAGACAAGCAGGGCTCAATCCACCTCAAATGAATCTCTCACCAGCCCAAACGAAGGTTCAACTCCTTTAGATGAACAATAAACAGGGAACTTTGAATGGTCAATAGCAGGTACGCACGAACAAGAATCCTTGGAGCGGAAAAGAGGTTTGCCACTTCTTTTGCGATTACGGCAATTCGCAATAATATAAAAAATGGTAATATACGCTTTGACGAAATCACCTTAGTAGAACGTGAGCGACTTGATACGTTGGCTGGGAAAGCATATGGTGACGGGCGATATAGCTGGGTTATAGCGGCCGCATCCAATATTGGATGGATGCTTCAAGCTCCTCCTGGGACGCAGATCCGAATTCCCAATCTGGAAGACGTGTTTCGTTTTATCGGATAGGGAAACAGAGCTGTTGATTCAAACTTCATAGGAAGTGAGTCATAAGAGTACTTAATCAATAACATGCCTACTAGACAACAAAAACTTTCCAATGCTGTTAAAGTCCTAGGAAAATATTACGGTATCCACAGCATAAGAGAGTTGGCCGAAAGGATTTCACTAGACAGCGTCAATGATTCCGAATCATCAGTAGACATAGAAATATCTAGGCCAACAGAAACCGAGGCGACGCTTATTGAATACCTGATCGATACTTCGGATGGTGCGTTTTTAACAACTACCTTCATGGAGAATTTCAATACCCAAATTGAACAAAGTGAAGTCCTGGAAAATGACTTCGCAAAATTACTCCAGGTCCACTATGAAGGAGATGCAACTTTTTACAGGCCAGAAGCTGTTATTGGAAACGCAGAGTTATCCGAAGAAGAACGCAGAGAAGTTACTACTGCTGGAGTTCGTCAAATGCTAGGGTACTCCGCACCAGGTGGAGATTCGAATGTAAGACTTAATTCATCCCCTAACCAGCCGACCAAAGATGCCCCAGGACTTTCGATATACCTTTCCAATTCAAAACGAGTTACCTTAGAATCACAAAATACAGCAGCTGCAACGATTTTTCTAAATGGAATTCCGAATGTTGAACTACAACGTGCAATGCCTTATGTTAATGTTGAGTTTTTCTTTCCACGAGGGCCGAAGTCCGATATATCTGGTCGACTTCAAAACTTGTCGTTGAATAAGTTTTTGCTCGGGGGTGTAATACCACAAGAAGGCTCAGTACTTGACATTATGGCTGAAGGCGACACGGTCCAAGGGACCAGTATCTCCTCAAGGAATGCCACGGAAGAAAACCCAATACCAGATCGCTATTCACGTGCAGGTATGGAGTTGTTTACTGCACCGCAAACCTTGATAAATGCAGATGACAATACCAGCTTCTCAGCAAGAGCCAATCCAATCATTGACAAGTTTCGTCCCCTGATGACCTTGTCTGATCTGAGTATTACAATTGAGCCTTCGAGAGGTCTGAGGAGCTTTAAACGTGGCAGCCTCTCACTTCTACTTCACGACCGTTCACGCCTTCCAGAAGTAGCGGAGTTTATTCGAGCAGACTTATATGGAACCAACGAAATTACAATTGAGTATGGTTGGACACACCCAGACGGTCAAATCAGTGTTTCAGAAAACGCATATGGTGATCTGATTGATGGCATGCGTGTCAAAGAAAAGTTTATGGTTGTGAACTCATCATTTAACTTTGAAGCAGATGGACAGGTGTCAATTAAACTGAACATTGCGATGCGTGGCTCCTCAGAGTTTGACACAGAACTCATGTCAAGCGACAATGAAACTTTTTCGAATACGGTTCGTGAAATTGGTGAACTACAAAGGCAAATTGCTGAGTTGAGGGCACGAGCATTCCCAGCAAGCACAGCTACTACTTCAGTTGAAATTCGTGGTCGCCAGATCCTTGATGCAGCTCAGGATGCAACAAACAACCCAGTGCTCGGAAGCGACCTAAGGGAAGCGCTGGCTCAATTTAGAACAGCATATCGGACAAGCGAAAACCCGAGCGCTCGTCGGCTATATGAAGTCATTCAAGAACTATATGGTGATCAGGTTACCCAACACCGTGGAGGGGGTTCGAGTGGTCCGTCTGGTCAGCCGACTCTTATCGCAACGCTCAGAAGAAGCATTCAGGAATCAATTGGGCGCAAAGTCACACAACTTGAAGATTCCCCTGACCCATTCCTTTTACCAGGTTATGGAAACGGGGGGCAGAGATATCTCTCAAGTAGAAGTCTACCTCAAAGTGAGCGTAGCTCACAGCGACGCTTTAATGACTCAAGACGTGGCGCACTCACAGCTAATATTTCTAACACCTTTCCTTGCTCCCTTGGCAAACTTTTACTGCTATTTGTCGGAGAACCGCTTGCTAACACTGGCAATTATGACGAAGTGCAGATGTTCTTCTATCCTTTCAACGAATATGCAGGGCAAGCGTCGAAACTAAACATAGCCAATTTCATTGTGGATATCGAGTATTTTGCTGATGAATTGGCACGTTACCGCCTGGAACACATTTCACGTTCATCAGTCATGTCGCTTGAGCAGTTCATGAACTTTGTTGCTGATACCTTGGTCGACGACCCAGCTGCTAATTCCTATGGTTTGACTCTCGACGGTGAGGCCTTGCATCGTCTGTCATTTCCAGATGAAGAGGGGCGAGTCCGTTCGACAGTCGCAGCCAGTGATGATGCAGCTGTGTTCCGTGTTCGAATGGAACGAGCGCTTCAGGGCGTTACTCCAGATGGAACTTTCCGCATGCCTCAAGTGGGGATATATGTTGAGGCACTTCCAGAGAAAGTAGGTCAGAATGATGGTGAGGATTCTGAAGAGGCCAATGGTCGTACAATATTAAGGCTCCACGTATTTGACCAGGCAGCAACAACCTACGAGTCACTTGGGCGACTCATCCAGGCCACACGTCGAGACCAAATTGGTACCATTGGCAGTTTTCCAAATCTTGAAGGAGGAAACCAGGCTGTTGTAGATAACAACCAAGAAATTGCTTCGACCATTATTGAATCTGCAACCAGCATGGGACTTATTGAGTGGCTGCCATATGAATCAGAAACAAGAAATGAACAAGCCAATTCTAGGCAAACGCCGAATAACTCGGAAAGAACTTACCGTGTTGTAGGAGGTTCCCAGAAGTTGAAGGAATTTATTATGGCAAATTCACCTTACATAATATACGGTGCAGCTGGAACTACAGTGAAGGCAGCCAGCCTTGCTTCAATGCAGAACTCACAACTTGCGACAGTCAACCTTCTGCGTAGTATGCGACGTGAAGAGGCCATTACGCCAAACGGAGAAAACTCTGGTGGGCTTCCAATGCAAATTATCCCAACACAACTTTCAATGGATTGTGTTGGGAATCCCCTTCTCAACTTCATGCAAACTTATTTCATTGATTTCCAGACGGGGACTACGGCTGACAACCTTTACGCTATCACAGGCGTGGAACACAAGTTCACACAAGGAGATTTCAGCACAAGTGTCACCTTTGTACCATCGGATGCCTGGGGAACCTATCGCTCGCTCATTAGCACAGTAGGAACGGCACTTGATCATCTTGGGGACGCAGTCGCTCGTGAAAATGAAGGTAACGCAAACAGCAGCGGTGAAGCCTCAGGCGGAAGTGGGAATACAGGATAACACAGGAGTATAAATCCTTATTTGGTTGATGTAGAATGAAGTCAACCATGATTGTACTCAAAGACCTCTCAAGATTCGATAAAACCGTCCGACTGCTCTTCGCTAATAGTACCCACCGAGGGCCAGGAATGGTTGTGCGGAATCTTACAAAAGGGCTGGACGCCGCAGGACTGGTGCCTATTGGGGTACACTCCTCGGTTGCATCATCGATGACAGGAGTTTTGCAGTTTTGCCACCCTGAATTGATCAATGAACTTCATCAGGAAAAGGCGCCTGCTCTGATGGGGCCTAACCTTTTTGTGCTTCCGACAGACAACCCTTCCCTGTGCAAGATGTTTGACCATTTTGTTGTACCTTCTCAGTGGGTCAAGGAGAAGTATCAACAGTTTGATTTAATGAAAGAAAAAGACATTCAAGTTTGGTCAGTTGGGATTGATACCGAAGAGTGGAAACCAGTCGACAGGAACGGGGAAATAGATTGTCTCATATATCATAAAAACAGGTCTGCTCAAGATTTAGCAGTTGTAGAAGCTGTTTGTCGTAAATACAAACTCAACTACAAGGTT